TTAGCAGGCTATCATATCAGAATTATCTTTGTGTTTTTCGACAACTTTCTTAACACTAGATTCGTGCCAAAACACTTCTTTCTCACTAACCTTGATAGGTTGTGGAATTTCACCATTCTTTATCATGCGATAGAATTTAGTCCGGCCAATAGACATTAGCATCATAAATTCTTTAGCACGTACACGACGATCAATCCCCATTCACCCCTCCATTTCATTAAACTTCTTAACGATTGCCTCTTTAGCTTTCAATAAGAAGTGTTCACGTTCACTATCTTCAAACTTCCCATCACCAAGCATTTCTTGTGAATAGTAAATTGTCTCATCACCACAATCAGGATAATCAACTCTAAATTCACCATGTCTTAAGCGGAGATATCCAATCTGTTGACCTTGAAAAACTGCAATATATTGTTCAGGGCTTTCATCACATGTTTTGATTAGTTCAACTTCATCAGTAGTCAATAACATTTCACCCCTCCTTACTTTGCGATTTAACTTCACTCATTATTCTCTCTCCCATTGTTTGCGGTCTTTAATATGACCTTCTAAAACAGCTTGAGAGATACGAATCTTTTTAATCTCAAAACCGAAATTACCCTTTAAAATCATTTCATTTGCTAGCTTTTTCACCTGCTCAATTTCATCCACTGAGAAGTAAGCAGTATCATCAAAGCCGAGCCAAAACAGCTCTCTGGTTTTATAACAATCCACCTTTTCGGCATCTTCAAATTTTTGACGAACCTCTCGGCATTCCGACTCGATAAAGCGAACATCATCAAGACTTAGATTTTCAAAGCGCACGTCAAATGACTCCATTAACGTGCGTAAATCTAGACCACCGTCTTTGAAAGCCTTGTCGAACAATGCGTGAATTCTACTCATCCCTCAGCTCCCGATTCGCTTGCTTCTTCAACTTCATCCCAATTGACAAAGGCAACCCCTGAATCACATTCTATTTCACCCTTGTGATTGCAATTAGGACACTGAACCTTGTCCCCATCCCACAAGTAGCACCCAATGCCACGTTCAGTTGTTACTTCTGCATAGTCGCCAAAACCACAATTAGAGCAAGCATCAAGCCAAGTAATTTTAAGAGTTTTCATTTTGATCACCTGCTGCTTCAACCATTGCCTTATATCCAGTTTTACTCAGCGTCGACATCGGCGCGACTGAATATCGTTCATATGCTTGGAACATCTTTTCAGTTGGTACTCTTGGTAAAAGAACATAACCCTCTGGCACCGCCTGAGCTTTGGCTTTTTCTAGCTCTGCATCACGATGCTTTGCACATCTAAGCCAAGCATCCCAACGGCTATTCATGTTGCTTATTTCTTTCTGAGCAATTTCAGAAGGATTGTTTGATCTAGTCATAAACAGTTCATGCTCATGACTAAAAATAATGTCTCTTCTTCCTTTGTAATATTGGAAGGTATTCAGAAAAGCCTCTCTTTCCTTATTCAAATCTGTCATGCTGCCACCTTATCCTTGTTGCTGTATTGCTTGATTTACTGCATTGATGTCATTTGAAGGAGCTTTTTTACCTTCTGACAATTCTTGCTCGTTTTTCTCAGCCATAACGGTTTGCCATGTGGTTTCACCATTTTTGATTGCACCAAATACAGCACGAAGATCATCAATTTGAGCAGGGGAGCATTGATCAAGAGGGCATCCGATATAATCAACAAGATTTTGCGCCTTAACTCCAATATTGCTAAATGAGTCAACAATCTGTTTTCGGTATTTTTCAGGATCTTCTTTGATTCCGCTTTGACGTGTTTGTAGAATTAAATGCTCAGCTTCATCCTGTAAATCACCTGGAATAATACGAAGTCCAGCATTACGAATAGCTTTTGAAATTGCCGCATTTCGCTTATTAAGCATTTCATCTTCAGTGGCAACAACCACAAATACTTTTTGACCAGTACTATTCAAACGCTCACTAACAACTTCACGGCCTGCGCTAGATTTACGCTCAACAGTCTTGTTGATCTTGATGTCTTGTGGGTATGTTGTATTTGACTCAAGATCAGTTACTGAGACGCGATGAATCTCCTTATGTTCATCTTCAAATATCATTGTTGTTTCAACAAGAATATTTGTCATGCAGCGGATAGCTACTTCTACAAAGCGGATACCTAAACCAGTCACAGATGAGCCACCGCCCACAGGCTTTTTGTAGTAGGTAGATGTATTATCTGCAAATGATGGACGACGGCATTCCTTTAAAAGGTCTTGACGCACAGCATCCCAATTTCTAGGGCGATGCATAGCCATCATATAACGTGCTTCAACTTGAGCCTTTGCTTGTGCTGCAAGTACGTTTGCTGCTGTTTCAGCTTGAGGAACAATGCCTTGATTTAATGTTGCAAGCATATTCATTGTTATTCTCCTAGAAATTCTTTCTTAGCCCATAAAGGCAAATCAATTGGTTGAATCTGTTTTGTGTAGCCTTGCCACTCATTTGACTCTTTGCATTGAAGTAGAGTCAGCATTGCAGATCGGCGTTTCTGCTCACCAATAAACAGCATTTCATCTGATGCGTAATAGATGATTGACTCATGCGGATCGTCTTCTTCTACTGCAAAAAATAGGAAAGAAGGGTTGTATTCATCACCGTAATAAGCCTTGTATCCATTGATATACATAGCCGCTGAAAGTGAGTAATCGTAGTTTTGACAACTTCTTGAAAATGCATTTGCACGCGCGTCAGTTGTCTTTTTGATGTCTACAATTAACCCGTTAGGGAAATATTCACTTGTTTCAGGTGCTACATGCCAATCAGGGCGAATACGACATTCAAGACCTGTTTCTTCATCATCAAAAAAGATCGAAGCTTCACGAATACCACCCGATAAAATCATGTTGTACATAGGGTGGCGTTTCATTGCTTCCGCAGCTTTCGCGGCTGCTTGATATTGTTCTTCGGTAATGATTGCCTTGTTTGCATTGTTCTGTAAGAACTTTGCTATTGCTTCTTTACCTACATTTGTTCGCTTATTAACGATTGGTTCGATTGCAACTTCATCGTTAAAAACTTCTGGTTCAAGGAATAGAACATGAACCGCAGTACCAAGTGCCATTGCAGGAGTCTGCTTGTGTTCCTTATCACTCATATGCTCAGCAAAGAAGTGGGCAGGAGAACGCAGAATGGTTTTAAGCTGAGAGCTACTAACAGCCGAATGAGCGTGATACGCTGCATTCGACATGTTATGTACCAAAACTGGCGCATTCATAATCTTCTCCTAATTCTTTGGTGGTTCTGGTAGTGGCATCCAGTGAGAAATGATGTGTTTCGCATCTTCAACGCCATCGCAAACAAATATTTCTTTTTGTGGTATCCACCAGCCAACTTCGATCAAAAGAGCGTAAGGGCGTGGATACCAAAACCCTTTTTGCTGATCTTTAAGTAGGCATAAAATACTTGTTTCTTCTTGGAATGCTGGAAGCCTTTCTTCAACACTAATCCACTCCATCACACCACTCCCGCTTCTTCATCTGCCAATTCTTCGGCGTAGTATTTAAGCTGCTCGTTTAAGCTGTGTACTTGTGCGTCTGTAAGCTTGAAACGCAAACCAATAGGTGACTCAATGCCGTCTTTATCAGTAACGATTGCATGAGTTTTTGTATCTACTACAAGCACTTCATAATCTTGGTCACGAGCACAGCCACTAAACTGATCAGTTACTTCACGAGTGTCATATGTCGTTTCAGCTTTGATCTGGCAGTTAAGTACATTGCAGCCGTAAGTTAGGTCGAAATAAACCGTTTCACCTTCAACTTGGATGTCTGTAGATAGGTCCAAGTAAGGGAAAGAAGGGCACAGCAATTCGGGTTTAAGGGCTAACATATTCATTAGATAATCCCCCAGTGAACCGCCAAGATGAGGTTAAACAGCACGATATCTAAAAGGGCTAAGATCATGAGGCACCTCGTATCTTTCTGAGTTGCTCTACGACTTGCTTGATCTCGTCTTCGGTGCGCCAAATACCAATAAATGTATTTCCTTTATCACCATGAACTTCGTAGGAATAACGACGATAGCCATCTGTTTTTCCGTCATCTAAGATGTAAACGTGACAATCTTCTTCTGGCTCAAAAGGCTTCGGCAGCTCAAGTTCAAGCTTGATGGTTTGGGGTTTAAATCTAAACTTGAACTTTGTGTCTGGATCTAAGAACATGCCCAAGTGGTACTGCGACCAAAAGTGGTCAGTAATTGTTGTCCAACGACCATATGGCTCATCATCATGTAAGTACTGAACAATGCACTTGTGAACATTTGCTAAAGCAACGTCACCGCTAATCAAGGCGGGGTCTTGGGGTTGAGTAATAGGCGTCAGGCTATTCGCAATATAGTTTTCGTAGTCATTTGATTTGTTTATAGCTGAGTTAAGCCACTCGGCATCCCAGTAATAAATAACTTTGTCGCTAGTTAAATAAATAGAATTTTGCTGCTTGTCGCGATGAGTCGCATCCTTCACATCACCACGCTTCAACACAACAAGGTCGCGTAGTTGAGGGAGGGTGAGTTCTTTTCTTTCTCTGCTAACGCTCAAGGAATCAAGAACGTAGTCTGAAAAACCACCTTCCCATGTTGCCAAGTAGCAAGGAAATTCATCACATGAAAATCCTGTTTTCTCAAATCCAAGCTTTACAAACAACTCCTGAGCCTCTTTGCTCTCCGCTTCATCTTTAACTTTGATTTTGTAGTTATCCATGAGAGGGCTCCTTGTCTTGCTCACCCTCACTAAGCTCTTTAAGTCCTTTAAGGGTTTGTTCAACTAAGTGTGAGAAATCAACTTCTTTACTAATTCTTGAACCATCTTCAGATTTAAGCTTCAATGAGATGCTTGGAAGCTCTATGCCTTCATGTTCAACAAGCATCATTAGGGCTTCAATTACCACAACTGAAACGGTTGCAACTGATTTTGTATCCATTAGTTATCTCCTTCCACTTGCACACGCACATACATGTTCTGTTTTGCTTTGAGTTCGTTGACATGTTGCTCGTCGGCACAGCCTCGTAAGAATGCAAATACAATGAAGGTGATAATCCAGAAAGCTACGAATGCTTTCGAGCCATCCCTAAAGGCTTGGCTAAACTTGTACTTTTCAATTCTTTGATTCATACTTATCTCCGCATTAGATGCAAACCGCCTAGACTTCGAACCCTATGGCGGTTTTTGTTTGTCGATGAGAAGATAGTAAGGTAACTTACCAAAATGGTCAAGAGAAATGGTAATTAAAATTACTTTTTATTTTTGTTAACTTACTTTTTATTTGATAGATAAAAGAAAACCCGCACATGGCGGGTAATGAAAATTAGCTAATTTTAGCCTGCGCGCCACACCTGGCGCCCAATAACCTTAAAATTCAATCCATTTTGTTCAGTAACAATCCTATCGCGATACTTTTCATTAAAGCTATGCAGAACTAAAGAGCCATCAGCTTCTTTGAAAATCTGTTTTATCATTCCTTCACCTGCAAAGTAAATTGCATAAATCTCACCATCTATGATTTCGGTTTGAGATAAGTCGATACCCACAAGGTCCTGATCATGAATGTAATCAGCCATACTGTCGCCTTTAGCTTTAATGAGCCTTAAGCATTTAGGGTCCACCATCTTTCTTTGAAAGAACGAAGGAGGGAACGGATATTTTTCATTAATTACATCAAAATGGAATTCAATTGATTCCCCAGTACCACACGAAAAGTTAGCTTCCACAACATCAATCCATATATAACCGTTGACCTCATCAAACTCGACAACATCAGGTTCAATGATACTGTCTGTGTCAAATGAAGCTTCTTCTTTAGTAGTTAGTCCATGCTTATTAATAAAGTCTTGAATATTAAAATTAGTAAGATTTTTAGGCTCTTTACCTTTCAAGAGGTACTCTGTAGAGCTACCCAAGGCTTTGGCTAATGCCATTAAGCTTTCATGCTTAGGTACGTTTTCGTCTTTTTCCCAGTAAATAACAGAAGTTTTAGACACACCAACAAGATCAGCTAAAGCTTGTTGTGTAAGTTTTTTCCGTTTACGCAGATTTTTCAAGCGAATACCAAGCGTTTCCATTTTAATTCCACCAGCAGAACGTAAGTTATCTTACCAATTGACTTGGTAAGTTTTATGTAGTTTAATAAGGTAAGTTAAATTACTTTATGGGTAAGTTAGATGACTAAGTCAGAAGCTTTAACCCTGCTTAACTGCACTGTTACACAGTTAGCAGCGAAGTTAGGGATTTCTCACAATGCAATCAGTCAGTGGGACGAGTCAAAAATACCATTAGCACGTGAATACCAAATACGTGACCTTGCTGATGGTAAACAACCATTAAAAAGAACTGCTGCGGCATCTTAAGGAAAGTTTTATGAGTCTTGATAAAAATTCTACGCATGTGCGTTTGTCTCCCGAAAATCATCAACGAGCAAAAGTCTTAGCAAATTTCAAAGGTAAGAACTTGGCTCAGTATCTCGCTTGGCTTCTTGAAAAAGAAATCGCTGGCGAGTGGCACATTCTTAATATAGAGGCAAAAAACATGGAGCGCTTGGGATTAACAGGTTTGATAAGGGAGCTTAGTACTGAAGTCGAAATCGACGAGGGATTAGAAGGGATTACTGGGAATCAAGGGCAATAAAAAACCGCTTCCTGCGCGAACAGGTTAGCGGTCACGTTCAATCGGAGAGAACCAAATGAACTATTCAATATTAGCAGACATTGAACTAAATCGGAAGATTAGTTTGTTTCAAAAAGCGGTTGAGGCTTATGCAACAGAACGCAGTTTAAAAAACTCGGTCGCTGTAGCTGAGGCTAAAAGTAACTTGGAGCGTCATTACTATGAATCCTACAGCTTTGCGGTTCATAAGGGAGTATGAGCATGGAGTTTATGAAGGTGCGAAATATGCACGCCAATATGGCGATCTTCAAAGGCTTTACGATGCTTCAAGTGATGAATTCTTCATTGAAGAAATCAACGATGCTTATGAAGAGTTTAAGAGGAGCTTGGTATGACTAGTTTTATTTCTAATGCATTCCAGATTCCTAATGACCTAATAGATAACGGACATATGGCTAAGATGAAGGGTGCAGCTTTGCCTTGTTATCTTCTCATTGTTCGTAAAACGCGTGGCTGGAATAAACAAGCAGATAGCATCAGCCTATCTCAGTTTGTAAAAGCTACTGGATACAACAAGGATACTGTACAAAAAGGCCTATTAATTTTGGAAGAGATGGGTGTAATTATCCGCCTTGAAACTGACAAACAAATTAATGAATGGTCTCTAACTGACCAGATAATTACCACTGAAAACCATACTAAAAATTCGCCTAGCGAAAATTTAGCTATGCTAAAAAATAGTACGGAACCATACGAAAATTTAGTATCAAACCATACTAAAAATTCGCCACACAATAACAATAATAAAAACAAAGAAAAACAAGGGGTGGGTTACTCAGAAAACTTTGAGAAGTTCTGGTCTGCATATCCAACTTGTAAACGTAAATCAGACAAGTCTGGCACTTATAAAACTTTCACAAAGCATGAAGGAAGTTTTGCGATTGAAACACTTCTTTCAGTTCTTGAAAAACAAAAATCTGATGTCTCTTGGACAAAGCAGGATGGTGAGTTCATTCCATCACCTAGCGCTTGGTTAAACCAAAAACAATGGGAAAACGAGTATTGGTTTCAAGTCAATAGCCCTGTGGTAGCTCCTGATTTCTCTAATGCCCAATTGCAATATGGAGACTGGTAATGAGTACAAACATTCAAAATATGACAATTGAGCAGAGTGTGCTAGTCGCTTTGATGACAGTGAGCCATTCCCTTGAGGTTGTCGCAAATGATCTTACCGAAGAACATTTTTACGCTGGTCGTCACAAGATTATCTACAAGGCGATTGTTGAGCTTGCTAATGCTGATAAGCCATATGACTCAGTGTTTGTCTGCAAGCATCTACAAGAGCGAAACCTTCTCAATGATATTGGTGGAGAAGAGTATTTAATTGAACTTAACAGTGCGGTTGGTAGCGTACACCATTTGGAATATTTTGTTGCTGAGTTGAATAAACTTAAGCAGCATCGCGAAGTTGAAGATATTGGTCTCTCGATTGCGGAGTGCGCTAAAGATCTGACTATCACTGATGTTTACTTAGCTGCTGAGAATTTATTTAGTTCATCTAGTAATTCTATTGAGCAAAAGCAAACAGGTTTTGATTTTAACCAGGCTTTAGAAAAAACACTTGAGCGATTTGAGAAAAAGATTGCTCAGAAAGAACAAAAGGGCTTCATAGGTGTTCAGTTCAATATTCCTCATCTTGATAATCTTTTGGGAACAATTGAAAAGGGTCATTTTTGTGTAATTGGTGGTCGTCCGGGCAGTGGTAAATCAACTCTTGCTCAGATGTGTGCAATGCAAACTGCTAAGCGCTACAACATGCCAGTCTTGTTTATCTCTGCTGAGATGGATACGCCGACCCTAACCAACCGCATGATCTCGGCATTAGGTGCAATCCCGTATAACAATCTTCACAACGGTGAAATCTATGACGGGATGTTTGAGAAGCTTACTGCAACTATTGCTCAATTTAGAAACCTGCCAATTTTTATTGAAGAAAAGCAAAAGCCAACGATTGCTGAAATCCAAAGTTATGCGCGCAAAGCGAAGCGTAAGTACAAGGCTTTGGGCTGCATCATTGTTGATTATATCGGCTTAATCCGAGACCCATCTAAGAAGGATCGCGTTCAAGAAGTTGCATCAATCAGTCGTGACTTAAAAGCTATGGCAAAAGAGTTTGATTGCCCAGTAATTGCATTGGCTCAACTTAACCGTGGAGCAGAAGGACACAAGCCAGTAGCAAGTGATCTTAAGGATTCTGGACAGATTGAACAGGATGCAGACCAAATCATCATGGTTCATCCAATCCTCGAAAAAGAGACTAATGCGCCAACTGGTGTAACCGAGTTAATTATTGCCAAAAATCGTCACGGTAAGCGTGGATCTGTAAAGGTTCAGGATCGCTTAGATATTTGTCGTTTCGTAGGCATGTCATTCCCAGTGGAAGAGAGAGGTGCAGCGTGACTCTATCAGAAATTAAATTCCGATTAATCACAATCGCAGAAAAAAGAAAGCGTCCTTACTTCGACATGATTGTAGTTAGAGAAGTGTATGAGGCATTCAAAAACAACACCTACCACGAATTAAAAAATTACGTGCTTGCTGAAATGGAAGTTTCTGTTTTGAACATGGTGGAGTTAGGCAGATGAACTACAAGGAAATGATGGCATTGCGTTGTGCTTACAACCATGGGTTAAAAACAACTGAGACAAGAGCAGCTGCATGCTTGTATATCAAACTTAGACGTGCAGGGAAGATTGAAGAGTTCAAAGCTGAAAGCATGACGAAGCATGACTCAATTAATCGCGAAAGATGTGACGGAGAACAACAATGAAACCAGAACAGTTTATTCGTGAGTTTGGGTTGGAGAAGGCGAGAGAGGTTGTTGAGAGCATACCAAGCAAATATATGGAGTGTTACTACTCAACATTATGCTACTGCACCAAAGCAAAAAAGTATTCAGATCGTTTTAATCCAAGAATTGAACTTGTGAACATGGCGGATCTCAAACGCTTGGTGGAGTCTATTGATTTAGTCGAATCATGGGGTGGCATTGAGGACTTAAAACTATATGACTTGTCTCATTGCAAAGATAAACCTGAATCTGCTGGATACAAGCTGCTTAAAGCAATTGCTGATTACGAATCAATATACGGAGGCGGGGATGAATAGTATCTGGTTTACGTTGTTCTTCTGCTTATGCTGCTTCATTTGGGGTTTTGCATATTCGTATGGCAGTTGGATTGAGAAAGCAACTAATGGCCAGCCTTTTGAATCGAAAGGCAAGGTCTACAAAATCATTGAATTGGATGTTGTGGAGAAAGGAGCCAGCCATGAGTGAGTTTAAAGTCGGGGATAAGGTTGTTTTGAAAAACAGTAGCCAAGACAAGGTAATGACTATTCAAGAATGCTACAAGGAATTCATTCGAGCATATTGGGATGACAAACATTATTCATTTGCTCATGAAGTTAATTTTCGTTTTGCCACCCCCGAAGAAATCGCATTAGGCCACCGCATTGATAAACCATCGGACTCGAGGGAATTAGAAACCCTAGACAAACTAGAAAACCACATCAGCCCGCTGTGTAAATCAAAGGATGTTTGAGATGGATAGACATACATTTTTGTCCATTGGTATTGGTGGGATTGTTGGCACAGCACTCTATTGGACGGTCTACAACTGGAAATATTTAGCTTTGATGGCTTGTTGTGTTTTTGCATTACGTTGGCTCTTTGGTAAGTGGTGAGGCGAAGAATGGATAAACCAATGACATTTAACGAATGGTTGGACACTCAAGGCAATATGGTTCTGCTTCATGCCAATTGCTGTCGCATTGCTTATGAGGCTGGTCAACAGTCTCAGCAAGCGAAAGTGGAGGAGCTGCAAACCCTATACACCCAGCAAGGTATAAACATGTTGAAGATGCAAAAGCGGGTGGATTCTTTAGAAAAAGCCGAATTTAAGTTGGCTCAAGTTAAGGCAATCCTACAAAACAATCCAAAGCTACTAGAAAGCATCTTGGTTAAGAAGTTAGAGCAAGCGCTCAAGGGGGAAGGACAGTGAACTTTGATAATGAAATGATTAAAGGTATTTCTCAAAGTGAGTTTGAAAAAGCTTTTGCAAAGCAGATGATGAAAGATCGAGTTTCTGATCAGATGCAAAAAGATATGGAAGCTCTTCAAAAACTTAACAGTGGCAATTATGTGATTGTGCCAAAAGAGCCAACTCAAAGAATGCTAAACGCTGGTCATGTCGCAATGAATCCTATCAAAGGGTCAGACGTCCATTCAGGGACTAATCAGAAGCGTCGTGAGTGCTACAAGGCAATGTTAAGGGCTTATCAGGAGTACGGTGACCAATGACCACATTCAAAGAGGCTCAAATCATCATTGGCATTGATCCTGACTTGGAAAAGTCGGGAGTTGCCATTCTAGGGAATGATCTTCAACTCAAAAATCTGACTTTTCCTGAAACTGTTGAGCTATTCAGAAATGAGCAAGACAGCATCAAAAAGGTTGTGATCGAAGCAGGCTGGGAAAATAAGAAGGCTAACTTCCGAGTAGGTGGTGGTCACTCAAGACAAGTGAATGAGCAGATTGCTAGACGTGTTGGGATGAACCATGCGACTGGCATCTTGTTGGCAGAAATAGCTCAGGCTTTAGGCTTAGCGGTTTTATTAGTGAAGCCTACTAAATCAAAGCTCAATGCAGAGCAGTTTAACAAGATTACAGGTTGGCAAGGGCGTACGAATCAAGAGCAGCGTGACGCAGGCATGTTGATTTGGGGAATGAACGGAAAGAAGGTGACGTGATGGTCTTTTACGAAGTTGGGACATACGAACAACACGAAGAAGGTTTTCATGCTTTCTTTCGCACTCGATATGAAGATAAAGCTGAACAAGTCAAAGCATGGGCAGAGGAGTACCAAGCTAAGACACCTGAATGGCCTACAGGTGAGACTGATGAAAAGCAGATTCAATATATGGATCTGGTGCGCAAGCTTGATGATGAATTTGCGGAACTGATCGGCAAGAAGTTCCCAATATCAAACTATTCAAAAGAAATGTACTCAATACTTATAAACAAAGCAGAATTAGACGATTAAGGGTGACGGTATGAAATCAAAGGTAGATGTAGATGCATTAAAGCTCACACTCCAATGGCAAGGATTCTTTCTAAAGGGTTGGTTCGAAGATCAGTGGTGTGACCTCAAAGACTATGCAGAAGCTTCTTTAAAGCTGCTTCTAATCATCCTGAGAATTTTATTTTCTCCCATTCTCATTATTTATGTCATTTGGCAGACCAGAGAAATGTATGAACAGATAGCGAGCGGAGAAGCCAACAGAGAAAAAGTCAGAAATCACATCAAGAAATACGGCAAGTAAGGGGAAAGAGATGAATGCGGCAGTGAATACACAATTGAAAAGAAAACATTTCTCAGTGGCAATCAACTGGCATGAGAAGCCAATTGAATGGCATTTAGAGCAATATGGGTCATGGTTATTGTTGGATGATCATTATTTTAGTCTTGGTGAATCAAGTGTACTAGGTCATTTGATTGATACTGCTAATGGTGTTGTAGTTGATCGTCGTCAACGTGTTGCCCCACTATGTAAAATCAATGATGAGCATGCCGATGCAGTGGCAGATATGCTTACTCACTTAATGCAGAATGAAACAACTAAAACAAAGCAATGGATGAGAATTGTCATAATGTTTTATGTTGAATTCAAGTCAGAGGAGACAATTGCTAAGAAGCTTGGAGTGTCTGAATTCTCAGTAGCTCGCGACAAAATGTTAGGCATGGTTCGCTTGGCTACTAAATATCAATTCAAAAGTCGCATAATAGGAGCTTGAAAGTCAGGGTGTACTTTGATATATTCATGTTATAGTGACCGTAGTGTATGTGGTTCACTGCCTTATTTCAAAAGCTCACTTAATCGTGGGCTTTTTGCTTTTATGCCCTACAAGCTTAGAACATTGGATTCTGATGTGCTGGACTGGATTCTAGTCGATGCTTAAACGTAGGGCTATTTTTTTGGAGGTTCACATGCTCCGAATAATTAAGCAGGTCTTTTGCATACATGTTTGGGAATATGGGTTGGATTACAACGATGACCCAATCAAAGAATGCAGAAAGTGTGGAAAGATAAAATATAATTAACTATTGAGAATACAATGACTTATATTAAATCAAGTCGTTGCATTTCCAATTAACATGCCGCATTATTAATCAAATTACTTTATTAATGGTGTGGTATGAAACTAGTTCGTTTAGAAACAATTAGACTTAATGATGGTTCATTTGAATTGCAATTTAATGAGGATGGATTTACGCCATCTTATCCAAATACTATCAATGACGATGGTGTTGATGTTGCATCAGGTAAGGTTAATGTAGATTCTATTTACTATCATCATTTAGATAGAGATGACACGAGATATTTAATTTATTTAAAAGGCTACCATGGCAGAGTAGATGGCACAGAAATCCCAAGTCTTGAAAAAGCATTAGATGCTCATCTGCAAAGTTAAAAATTAAACTGAATTTATTTACAGCCCTGTCGTTTGATGGGGTTTTCTTTTTTGGGGTATTTATGAATCGAAAACAAAAGAAAGCAAAACGATTGGTTGCCAAGGCACATACAAAAAAGCAAGCTCAGATCTATATGACTCCTAAAGAGAAGCAAGACATTTATGAGTGGAACACTGCTCACAATGAACTGCATGAAGAATTCATGGAAGGTTTTGAAGAGCTTCAGTTCATTAAGGGTTTTAAGGTCGGCATTTGGCTTGCATTCTGTGCTGCAATAATTTGGATATTCTGGCATTTCTTGGGGTGAACATGGACACAATCGAAGCGAAGAAGAATTTAGAAATCTATAAACGTAATCTTAGCCGGTTAGAAAACTATAACCACTTATTCAGCAGCCATACGTTTAAGACTGAATGTCAGCGTGAAGTAAATACTCTCAGAACTAGAATAGAGAACTTAGAAAATGCGTTCGACAAAGAGGCTAAACGAAATAAGAGCGCTACCCTGCGTTAGATGCGGCTATCCTCACTCACAGGCTGCTCATTCTAATTTCAGTGAACATGGTAAAAGCAAGGGGATTAAAGCAGATGATAAATACACTATTCCATTGTGCCATAACTGCCATCAATGGTTTGACCAGTATCGAGGGATGGGACTTGTAGAATCAAAAGAATGGTTCGACAAGATGTTAGAAAAAACAGAGCGGATGCTTAATCTTAAAGATGATAAGGTGTTTTGAAATGGAACCTAGATTCGTCATCAAAAACCATTCTGACATCAACTATGTAATTGGCTATCTCAATAATAATCATGCAAAGGCAGCGAGTGAAGGGAAGCCTTTAGTGGTTTTAATTGCACCACAAGAGAAAGATAGGTCTAAAGCTCAAAACCGTTTGTACTGGATGTGGCTTAACCAATGGGCTAAGAAGCAGGGAACAGATAAAGACTATGAGCATCTGTTCTTCAAGAAGAACTTCTTAGCAAAGATCTATGATCGTGATGACGTCGGCCAATACAAGAAAACATTCAAGGCTGTAAGAGAGTTGAAGGACTCAAAGCATCCTCTCTATCAAGATGTAGCAAACGGTCTATGTGAGCTAATGAGCACCACAGATGCAAGTACTGCGCAGTTCACTGAATACCTTAACGACATTCATGCATGGTGCAACAAACAAGGGTGTTATTTGGAAACACCTGATGACCTTAAGTATGTTTTGGAATAGTTAAGCAGCTAAGATATATTGTTTTTTCTTTAATCATTACTAATAAAGGAAAAATAATGTTTGTTCAGCATAAATCCGAATACATTAATTTAAATCATGTGGTAAAAGTGAAAAAGGCTACATCAGAAAACAATAAATTTGCTCATAGAGATTTTTATAAGTTAGTTTTAACTTTAACCTCCAATGACATCCTAGATCTAGAGTTTAATTCTGAGGAAGAGCTAGATCGGTTCTTGGAAAAGTTGGAAATTGTGAAGTAGTTATGACCGCCCAAGTGGCGGTTTTTTAATGGGTAAAACATATGAAAAACGAAGTCGGCTTTCATGTTCCTGTTCGTCCAATGCCTCCAGAATGGCTTTTTGAAATGGATACACCAAACTTTGCACCAGCTCCAGAAATATGGGAATGGATTAAACAAGTATTTCTAGATCCAAAATCGAAATTATTTAATCCTGATCACATGCACTTACGTTCATTTCGATATCCCGATATTGCTGTGATGTGGGCTAGATCTGGCTTTAAAAAGCAGGGACGTCAGGTTATCGGTACTACTGAAAAAGTCATGATCAATGCTGGTGGTTGGAAGAAAGAACGACAAGAAGAACAATACATCCAGTGGTTCAATTATTTACCTGAATACTTAATTACTTTTGATGCTTCATATTCACGTATAGCAAGTGATGTGAACTTTTGTGCTTTGGTTGAACACGAGCCTTATCACATTGCACATAAAAAGGACCAATACGGAACACCAGCATATAACAGAGAAACTGGTATGCCTAAGTTAGCTATTCAAGGTCACGATGTTGAAGAATTTACAGGTGTTGTTCGCCGATATGGAGCTAGTGAGGATGTTATGCGGATGGTTGAAGCAGCTAATCAAAGGCCTCAGCTCACACGTGCTGATGTTCATTACGCTTGTGGCACTTGTAACTTAAAGGTGGTTTAAATTTTTTTTGCCACTCTACTTGGACGTACTTGGACGGATAGAGATAAATGGCAAGGCTTAATAAACGGGTGAAACTCTATATAGTACGGTCACTTGCTACCTATGAGACACCTAGTGAAACAGCAAGAGGCGTCCAAGAAGAATTTGGTATCACCGTAACCAAACAGCAATGTGAAGCATACGACCCAACAAAGAAAACAGGGCAGGACTTAAGCGAAGAGTTTAAGGCTGAGTTCTACAGAGTGCGCAAGGAAATGAACGACAACCTTAGTGCTATTCCAATCGCTAACATTGCATACCGCCTCAAACGCCTACAACGGTTCATCGATCATGAACAATTCAAAGAAAACCCAGTCATTGTGCCGAGCCTTTTAGAGCAGGCAGCTAAAGAGGTTGGCGGCTTATATACCAATCGCAAGGAAATAACAGGGGCAGGTGGCGGACCAGTCCAAACAGTTAATTCAGAAATTCCAGTTCCAATGAAAGATTACTTAAAAGCGCGGAGGGAAGTCTTAGATGAGTACTGATGCGGCTCGGGATAAAGCCATCCGGATCGAGGCGCAAGAAGATTTATATTTCTTCACAAGGTACATGTTTAAGGAGCGCCGTGGTTATAAATGGATGCAAAATTGGCACCACTTAGAAATCTGCGAAGCTTTAATGAAAGTTTATCGCGGAGAGATAAAGCGGTTAATTATTAACGTTCCACCACGATATTCTAAAACTGAAATTGCTGTAATTAATTTCATGGCTTGGTGTTTTGGTAAGAATCCAGACTGTGAGTTTATTCATATCAGTTACTCGGCAATGCTTGCCGCAAATAATGCCTTCCAAATACGAACTCTTGTACAAGAAGAGGCGTATAGAAAAGTCTTTCCTGAGCTTACATTGCGTGATGATAGTAAGGCTAAAGACTTCTGGAGAACTTCTCAAGGCGGTGTCTGCTATGCGACAGGTACAGGCGGTACGATTACTGGTTTTGGTGCAGGAAAACTTCGTAAAGGCTTTGGCGGCTGCATTATTATTGATGACCCGCACAAAGCACATGAAGCTTCATCAAAAACTATTCGAGAAGGGGTAATTGATTGGTTTCAGAACACACTCGAATCGCGTACTAACTCGCCAGATACGCCGATCATTGTGATTATGCAGCGACTTCATGAAGATGATTTAGCTGGATGGTTGCTAGGTGATAGAAAAGACGGCGTTCCTGTAGCTGGTGGTAACGGTGAAGTATGGGAGCATCTATGTCTTTCAGCTATTCAGGAAGACGGATCCGCACTGTGGCCAGCAAAACACAATATCCAAAAATTGAGGCTAATGGAGCAAGCAGCACCATATGTATTTGCCGGGCAGTACCGACAAATGCCATCACCGCCAGCAGGCGGTTTTTTTAAGCCCGACAATATTCAAATTGTTGATGCTTTGCCTGCGGATGTATTGAAACAAGTTAGGGCTTGGGATTTTGGGGCTACCGAAAATGAGGGCGACTTTACAGTAGGTGTGCGAGAAGCTCTAGGCGCAGATGGTTTTACTTACATTGTCGATGTAACTAGAGGACAGCTTGGACCTGACAATGTGAATAAGCGTTTAGAACAAACAGCAAAGCTAGATGGGAAAAAAGTTTCTGTGCGTCTACCACAAGATCCCGGTCAAGCTGGTAAATCGCAAGCTAGTTCATTTGTGAAGCTTCTTGCCGGTTATAACGTGATAGCCAAACCAATTTCAGGTGACAAGCTTACACGTGCACAACCATTTGCGGCCCAAGTTAACGTAGGAAATGTACGAATGCTCAAAGGTGAATGGAATAAGGATTTTATTGATGAGCTTCGTCATTTTCCTAATGGCACACATGACGACCAAGTGGATGCAGCTTCAGATGCGTTTAATGAATTACATGAAGGTTTTGAAGCCTTCTTTGCTGATATGGGATTTGCTCGATGAGTGATGTAACTTTTCAACATGCTGAATATGTTAAGAACTTGCCATACTGGCAAAAACTTGATGATGTTTGTGAAGGTGAAGATGCAGTTAAGGCTAAAGGTGAAAAATATTTGCCGATGCCAAATGCACATGATAAATCACCTGCAAATAAAAGCGCTTATGAGGCTTATCTTACCCGTGCAGTCTTTTATGAAGTAACAGGGACTACATCAAATAGTTTAGTTGGTGCAGCTTTTGCAACCGATCCAAGTTTTAAATTTCCTCCGGAACTTGCTCATTTAGAACGTAATGCAAATGGTGCTGGTTTAAGTACTTATCAATTGGCTCAAAATGGAATTCGCCATTTATTGAAGCATTATCGTTGTGCTTTATATGTAGATTATCCTGATGTGCCGCCAGCTCGTAATCTAGCGGAATTTAAAGCACAAAAAGCCTATCCGATGATTCATTTACTAAATGCCCTTGATGTAGTGAATTGGGATTCAGTAATGATCGATAACCAGAAAAAGCTTTGCTTAGTGGTTATACGTGAATTTAAGTCTGAGCGCGGTGCTGATGGATTTAGTAAAACCGAACAAGAGCAATATCGTGTACTTCGTTTAGAGCAAGAGGGTAATGGGGAATATATCTATTCAGTACAGGTATACACAAAGGGAGAAAAGGGTAATTGGCTTGGTGGAGAGAAGAAGTTTCCAACAGATTACAACGGGAATTTCTGGACCTATATACCTTTTACATTTGTAGGTGCAATTGATAATTCAGAAGAGATTAAGAAGCCACCATTACTTCCTTTGGCTAATCTCAATTTAGCCCATTACAGAGACAGTGCGGACTTTCAAGAGTCCGTTTTTTTTATGGGTCAACCTCAATACTATGCGAAAGGTGTTAATTGGGAGTGGTATGACCAAGCGAAGAAACGTGGCATCTATATTGGCGCGAAAGTTCTTTTGCCTTTACCTGAAAATGGTGGATTAGGAATTGTTCAAGCCGACCCTAATACTCTTGCCCGAGAGGCGATGAAAGATAAGTGGGAAAAAATGAAGGAGATGGGGGCGCGTTTAATTGAGAAGGGCTCGGGAAGTAAAAAGACCGCTACCGAAGCGAATAGTGATGACGCCGTTCAGCATTCAGTTCTTTCGCTCTGTGTCGTTAATATGAATGAAGCCTTGTCAGCAGCATTACGATGGGCTGCTAAGTTTGTAACGCCTAATGTGGATGTTCTAACTAAAGATGATTTGATGTTCGAAATCAGTCAAGAATTTAACAAACAGGGTTATTTAGCTGAGTTAGCTCGACAGTTATTTGAAGCAGCTCTACAAGGCCGATCTTCATTTAAATCATGGTGGGAATACAACCAAACAGGTATGTTCCCTAAACAAAAATATGAAGAAGAGCTTCAGAATGTTGAAGCAGAGCAAGATGGGACTTTAAATCAAAAGGTAGAGTGAGATGGCAACAGATATCAAAAAACTATTTGAAGCACTCACTCAGCACCAGGCCTATCTTTATCGTGCTTCATCAAAAACGGTAAATGAGTTATTGGCTTTATTCAATGATGATACGAGCAAGATGTTATCTAAGCTTCGGGATTTATTGGATGAGCTTAATGAGTCGGAGAAAGTTGCTTTAGCAGGTGGTAAATATACAACTCCAAATCTCAGGGAAATTAAAGATTTGATTGCCCAGTGGTTTGCTAGTGTTAATTTAGCATTACCTGAAGCTTTTGCCGTTTCAGCTACGGCACTGGCTGTTTATGAGGCCAATTACGTAGCTAAGCTCTATGGAGCAAAAATTAATAAGCCTGATGGGGAAAAACTATTCTTATCCGCTAAAAAAGTTCCGTTGGCAGGTGGCGCTCTTGTCGATGATCTGCTTTCAAGAATTGCTGAAAGTGCCCGTCAAAAGGTTGAGTATGCAATTCGAGATGGTATTAATTCAGGCAAAACTAACCAAGAAATTGTTCAGCGTATTCGTGGTACCAAACGACTTAACTATGAAGATGGGATCTTAAATGGTACCAAAACTGATATTGAGCGAACGGTAAGAACTGTGCGAAGTCATGTAGCTAATCAAACGTATTTAGATACTTTCAAACAGTTAGGTTTTGAGTATGTTCGTTTTATTAGTGTATTGGATGGAAGAACATCTAAGCTTTGTGCTCATTTAGACGGTACTGTCTGGAGGATTGATGATCCGGCAAAACGTGTACCGCCGTTGCATCCTAATTGTCGCAGCGAACTAGTACCAGTTAAAAAAGATGGTCAACTTATCGGTGAACGGCCATTTGTAATGGACGAACGTAGAGTTAAAGACATCCCCAAAGAAGAGCGAAGCCAGTTAATAGGACAGTTAGATGCAAACACCACATTCAAAGAGTTCTTTAAGAAAACAGATGATTTCTTTCAAAGGGAGTGGCTAGGGCCAAAGCGCTTTAAGCTCTATAAAGATGGGAAATTTGATTTTGAAAAGTTCTTTGATCCTGAAGGCCGTTTCTATAGCTTAGATGATTTGAGAAAGTTGGATGAAAAAGCTTTTAAAAAGTTGGGTCTGTAATTTTTCTTATGTTATATTTTTTAAAACATCAGAATTTATACAATATGAAAACAATAGCTTTTGTATGTCTAACCCTAATTTCCATCACTTGTTTAGCTGAACCAAGTCAAAAATATCTTAAAGAATATGATCGATTGTCTGAAGCTTTGGAGTCAGCAATGGCAAATGCATATTCTTTTGATCCTGCAACTGGTCAAGTAAAACAGGCTACTCAAGATTTAGAAGCTAAAAATAATTTATGTAGAGCTGCCCAGGCGAAACTAAACCTCACCACGTTTTTAAAAGACAATTTAGAGGAATCTAAAGAGCTTTATAAATCTATTGATGGTGCAGAGACTCTAGATAAAAATTATCTTAGTGGACAACAGCAGGAACAACAAAATCTCGTTTCAAATTTGAAAAAAGACCTTGTTGGAACTGGATTTAACTGTGAGTAATTATTGCCGATTACAGGTAATTCTAAACTCACTTAAGACACAATTTTCACCTATATAAGCGCCCAAATGGCGCTTTTGTCATTTATGGAGTTTGGCTTATGAGTGAATCAAAAGTTAGACATTTGGTACTTAAAAGAGTTTCAGATAAATCTTCTCATCTTGCTCTTTGTGACGAGGAAACAGGTATTCCATTAGCTGGATTAACCTCTGTAAAAATGAATTGTAGTATTTTTGAGGGTCCAGCGACTATCACGGCAACATTTGATGTAGGTGGTCCTCAAGGCATCCGCTTAGTTGGTGATGAACCTAGACAAAAGGTTTGGGGTGCAAAGGAAACGTAGCGAAAGGTACTACAAATGCCTGAAAAGCAAATCAATATGTCAGATGCTCAATATATTCTGAGCACAAAATGAATTCTGGTGCCATTTCTTCAAATTAAGGTTTCAAGCCATGGCAATTTATGGTTTTACTTTTGAAAGATTAAAAGCAATTGCACTCATCAAATAGAACTTAATTTTTAACCATAGCACCTTCGGGTGCTTTTTTTGTGAGAAGAAAATGCCAAGCCCTATTATCCAATATTTCCAATACGAACATTTACCTGAACATTTGCAGCAAGTTAGTAAGCCAATTGGTGATTTAGCTCGGCAAATGGATGAGCAACTTCCTGACGGGCCTGAAAAATCCACAGGATTAAGAAAGCTACTTGAAGCAAAAGATGCATTTGTACGCCAAGCTTTAAGTAAATAATCATTTATAGAAATGAAGCGTCCTAAAGGGCGCTTTTTTATTGCCTGCCGAAAGCGGATGCCAACGGCGAATCCGGGCGGATGCCCATTTTGTATATATAGGTTGGATGACCAATGAAACTTAAAACAGTAACAATCGACGGTAAAGTTTATGCGGAAGTAGACGGTGATAAGCCGATCTATATTCATGATGATGGCAAAGAAATGCCACATGATGCACCACACTCGGTAGCAACAATTGCACGCTTAAACAATGAAGCTAAAACACATCGTGAAGCCAAAGAAGCAGCCGAAAAAGCATTAAAAGCTTTTGAAGGAATTGAAGACCCAGCGGCAGCTAAAAAGGCATTACAAACAATCCAAAATCTCGATGATAAAAAGCTGGTGGATGCCGGTGAAGTTGAGAAAGTGAAAGCTGAAGCTATCAAAGCAGTTGAGGAAAAATATGCCCCGATTGTTGCGCAACGTGATGCTCTAGAAGCCTCTTTACATAAAGAACTTATCGGCGGTGGTTTTGCTCGTTCTAAGTACATTCAAGACAACATTGCAGTACCTGTGGACATGGTTCAGGCAACCTTTGGTCATCACTTCAAAATCGAAGAAGGCAAGGTGGTTGCATATGATCCGAACGGCGAAAAGATTTATTCACGTGTCCGCCCGGGTGAACTTGCAAATGTTGATGAAGCTTTAGAGTCATTGGTTGGTGGATACCAGCATAAAGACTTAATTCTTAAAGGTGGTAAAGGAACTGGTGGCGGTTTTCAAGGTGGGGGCAAAGGTGGAGCACCTACTGGAATGAAACGCAGTGAAATGTCTGTTTCTCAGAAAGCAGATTACATCAAAGAACATGGCAATGATGCCTTCCTAAAACTACCGAACTAATCATTAAATATTTGGAGATAAGTAGTTATGACTACGACAGTTAATTCCGACATGATCATCTACAACCAACTGGCCCAAACAGCGTATTTAGAACGTTTACAAGACAATTTGAATGTCTTTAATGAAGCTTCCAATGGTGCGATTATTTATCGTAATGAAATCATTCAAGGTGACTTCAATAAAAATACATTCTACAAAGTTGGTGGTAGCATTAAACATCGTGATGTGAACTCCAATGCAAAAGTAACTCCGGAAAAAATCGGTGCAGGTGAGTCTGTAGGTGTAAAAATTCCATATAAATATGGTCCTTATGCATCAACTGAAGAGGCATTTAAGCGCCGTGCTCGTACACCAGAAGAATTTGCTATGGTTGTTGGTTACGATCTTGCAGATGCATTGGTTGCAGGCCGATTAGAGTACAGTTTAGCTTCTTTAAAAGCTGCTATTTCTAGTAATCCCGATATGGTTGCGAAAGGAAGTATCGTTGTTGATGGCCGCAAAGCATTAACTCGTGGTATGCGAAAGTTTGGTGATAAGTTTGGCCGAATTGGCTTATGGGTGATGAACTCAGATACATATTTCGATATTGTCGATGATGCTATCACTAAGCAAATTTACGGTGAATCTGAAATCGTTATCTATGGTGGTTTACCAGGAACCTTAGGAAAGCCGGTATTGGTGACGGATGCTGTAGGTGATAACGATGCTTTTGGTTTGCAGTATGGTGCTGTAACTGTAACTGAATCACAAGTACCGGGCTTCCGAGCTTATGACATCAATGATGAAGAAAACTTAGCAATCGGTATGCGTGCTGAAGGTGCATTTAACCTAGATATTCTTGGTTATAGTTGGGATACATCAAAAGGTGAAAATCCTGATCTTACATTACTTGGTTCAAGTGCTAACTGGATTAAATATGCAACCAGCAACAAAATGACAGCAGGTACCTTACTTGATTTATCAGGTACAGCGACAACTGGTTAAAACCTAAAAATTAAAACCGTAAGAGGGCTAATAAGCCCTCTTTTTTATTATTAAGAGAAAAGCGCCATGAAGATTATCTATACACGCATTGCAGCACTGGCTGCATTAGAGACGGGCATTATTGCTAACCCTGACTATTATGAAACCCCAAATCTGAAAGCAAAAGAGGTAATTATTTACGGTAATTATCCAAAGATTCAAAAGGATTACGAATCTTTAGAAGTTCCAGTTGAAGTTCGCAAATTGGAAGAACCTGCAAAAACAACTTTGGCCACTGTAAATGTAGCGGTTGGAATTACTCCAGAGCTGCAAGAAGTCATTGATCAAGCAAAAGCTGACTGTGAAAAGGTTATTGAAGAAAACGGGCAACTTAAACAGAAAATCGAAATCTTGGAACAAGCTAATGGTGATAGTTCAGAGTTAATTTCTGAAAACACACGTTTAAAAGATGCAGTACTCCAAGCTGACAATGCTACTAAAGCGGCTGAAGGAAAAGTGGTAAGCATTCAAGCGGAATTTGATGCTTTTAAAAATGATGTTGCTGCTATGCAAGCACGTATTGTTGAATTGGAAGCTGGAAAATCGGCAGAAAACCCAGCTACAGAAACGGCAGCTAATGATTTTGAAAACTGGTCAAATGATCAATTAAAAGAGTATTTGGCTAGTAAAAATATTGGTTACAAGCCGTCAGCAACAAAAGCAGAACTTCTTAAATTAATCCCTAAGGAATAATGCAATGAGCTTTATTACTGTAGATGACGCAAATTCAATTTTGGGCAGCGATTTTGCACCAGACAGTGATAAAGCTCGTCTGGTAAAGCTGGCTAATGTATGGATGAAAAACAGAATTGGTTTTGTACCAGATCCTATTGATCCACTTCTTAAAGATGCTGCATGTGAAATTATCAAAGGAATTCTGGCCAAGGTAATTTATAACGGCAAAGACCAGCAGTTGAAGCGTAAGAAAGTTAAAGCTGATTCTGTTGAGTCAGAAAAAGAATATCAAGACGGATCTGAAGCAATCTCTAGCTTTGAACAGATAGCAATTGATTTTATTGATTCACTTGATTTGAAAGATCCAAATGCAAGTTTTAATGGCTTTGGCATACCACTTTACAGGGCATGATATGGGCTTACGTGACGAAATTCAGGCAGATATTGCTGAAGCATTTAATGCAGATTTAGCGGACGCCGTTCATTCATTTACTTGTGAGCGGATCTCAAAAACTAATTGGGATCCTAAAACTGAAACATATGTTGAAGTTAAAGAAAACTATTCCGGCCGTGGTGTTCTGTTTGGCTCTTACAGTCAATATGAGATTCAGACGCTTGGAGTCCTGGCCACAGATAAGAAGGCTACCGTGCTTCAAAATGAAGTGTCCATGACACCTAAAATTGATGATGAATGGCTAACAGCTTTAGGCTCATTTCGAGTTATTCATATTCAGCAAGATCCGGCCAGTACAATCTGGAAATGTCAGTTGAGGAAGGTTTAAATACTTGTTCTAATATCCTTCTAAATTAGGGGGATATATGGCCAGTAGAAAATTAGAAGATAAAATTAAACGAGTATGTTATTTCGTTGGTGGTGGAGTAATAGGCTATTTGTTAATTAGTTTTATTATTTTAAGTTCATTTCCATGGAATCATTATTTACTTGATAAAAAGCAAGCATACGATGTTTTAAAAGATGCATTCACAATAGGTGCAGCATTTCTTGCTCCAATTGCAGCATTTGTTTTATTCAATGACTGGAGAGAACAACATGTAGCTGTGAAAAATGAGAAATTGAGTGAGGAGATATTAAGAATAGTAACTACTGATTTTTTATCATTTTATAACCTTAACCCCAGATTAAAAGCAGATGTAGAAAAGTTTAATGAACAGCAAATGCAATTCCATAGAGATGTAGCAAATCTCTTCTTAAAGGTAGATGAAATTGATGCAGTAGATGATCAAGCTATAAGTTTTAAGGAAAATATTAAGAAGTTAGATGGTGATTTTTTGGGTTTGTATCTGAGTTTATTTAAACAAATTGAAATTGTAATTGAATATGATGCAATTGCTGAATTTTTAGATACAGAATCACTCTCTAGAAAAGAAGAATTAAAAACTGATTTGGATAAATACGCAAAAGAAAATGAAATCCACTATACAAGAATTATGGAAGTATTTAGAAAACTTAAACCGTTACAAGTTTCATCATGATTCCCACTTCGGTGGGTTTTTTATTGGAGTAATTATGACTTGGACTGCACATGAGGTCTATGACAGCTTTCAGGTTGTACCTGATGATGATTTAAAACCTCATTCATTTTTTCACTGCGAATGCCATCCCGAATATGTGGATGGCATTTTTATTCATAATGCATTTGATGGCAGAGAGGCAACTGAAATGCCTTTGCTAAGTTAAAAGGTAGACCATGGTTAGCACAGATTACGTACCTTTATGGCATATCTCACCTTTCCAACATGTTCAATACACGCTTGCCAGAAATCAGCTTCACATGGATTTGTTATTCGAGGACATGAATAACGTTGATAAGTTCTTGTCTGTTGAAAGTGCAGCCGCTCAAGTTGATTTCTATTCCGATGGTTCTTATGCAGTTGTTCAGTTGGGCGATACTTCAGAAAGGAAATTAATAGAGATATATGGTTTGCTTTTACATGAAGCTGTACATGTTTGGCAGAAGGTTAAGAAGTTAATGGGAGAACGAGAACCGAGCTCTGAGTTTGAAGCTTATTCAATTCAGGCGATCGCTCAAGACCTTTTTAAAATGTATGAAGAAAGCGAGGTGAATGATGGGATGGAAGGGGAAAAAGCCAACTGAATTTAGTTTTGATGTGGCTAAAACAGCAGAAGCACATGTAAAGAATATTGTCATGGATACCGTGCAATCCTTAGTTAATTTAAGTCCCGTCGATACTGGAGCATACCGTGCTTCACATATTGTTTCGGTTGGATCTGGTGACTATGACATACGTGGACCTGAAACTAACCCAATTCAAGATGCTGCTATTCAAGCTGTAAAGATTAAATTGGGCAATTTGGTCTACATACAGAACAACCAGCCTTATGCAGAGCGCTTAGAAAATGGGTGGTCTGATCAAGCACCACAAGGAATTTACAACACCACCTTTACCTTTATTTCTCAGAAGTATGGCGGCTAAAATGGCAATGACTTTAGAGCAGACAAGGCAAGCTATTATCGATCGTATGAAAGCTTTTACCGGTATTACGCAAGACAGAATCCAGTATCCAAATTTACCAGGCTTTAATGTACCTAAAGATGATGTTTGGTGCCGCTTAACGATTGCAGGTGGTCCCAGTTTTACTTCTGGCATTGCAGATAAGCCATGTACTCGCCGTACCGGTAATATCATGATTCAATGCTTTGCACGTCCCAATTCAGGAATAATTGAAATCACAAAATTGAGTGATGCATTACTTGCTCATTTTGAATACTTTACGAGCGGACAGTTAGAAGTCTTACAAGGTCAAGTGCAGAACCTCGGCAGTAATGGGGATTTCATTCAGTACAACATTTCAATAAATTATCGCGTCAATTAACGAATTTAACTTTTAAACGAACCTGTCTTAGTGGCAGGTTTTTTTATGCCTGAAATTCAGGCGAACACTGGCTAGGTTGATCCCCGAAAAGCACACTTTTCATGTTCAGTGTGCCTGCCAGTTCTTTTCTTTGAACATGAGCTAGTAAGAGGAACTCTTATGAACATGATGACAACATTGAATTTACGAGCATTGGTTACCAATAATAACGGTGAGCCAAGAACAACAAGTTATGCAGTTGCTCAAGCATTTGGAAAGAGGCATTCAGACGTTCTCCGCTCCATTAAAAATATGAAGTGCTCCACAAAGTTTCGTGAGCGCAATTTTGCGTTTACCTTAGAAAACAAGAAGATAGGAAACACAAAACGACAAACAGGTTTTTACCGGATGACTGAGCGAGGCTTCATGTTCCTTGTAATGGGATTCAACGGTGAAAAAGCCGATGCCATTAAAGAGCAATTCATTGATGCCTTTGAGTGGATGGCTAATCAACTCAGTCAAGTTTTCCAATCAAAATGGGCTAGATATAACTCTCTAACGAATTATCACCAAGGCAGAAAAGCACAAATCAGTGGATGTGCGAGCGCAATGGGCCAGTGGCGATGGGAAAAGGAACCACTAGAAACTGAAATAAAGGAGTTGGAATATCAACTTCAACCACAGCTTGATTTAAATGGTGGATTAGCATGAAAACTACCGAAGAGTATGCATATCAGTTCAGCCTTGAACTACTCAAGAATTGCGAGACCTATAAAGAAAAAGAAGCAGCCATTGAAGAAGCTTGGAACTTAGCGCTGAAGTTTACAACCTTCGGCACTCTTATTCAGGAACACAATCAGCATTCTGGCTTCATTGATCCTTTGCCAAACGCCTGCATACCTTAACCAAAATACCCAAATCCAACGCCCTCAATTCGAGGGCTTTTTAATGTCAAAGAAAAAGGAAATCCAATGATCACAAGAATATTTGAAACTACTGAAGGTCATAGCGTTTCTATTGATGTTATGGAAGATGGCAAATGTAGTCATGATGAAGTTGAGTACTTAAAGATTGAAAGTTTGGGTGGGCCGCCTGTTTGGTTGTGTTCGAAATGTGGAAAGAAACTTAATGAAAAAGAGTTCTTAGAATTGCAACAAAAACACCTGAATTAACTGATACCAACCATATAAAGCTAAACCGCCGAAAGGCGGTTTTTTATTGCCTAAATAATTTATGTACCACCTCATCGGTGGTTTTTTTATGTCTATAGGAATCACTTATGAGCAATTTTGTTTTTAAGCGTGGTGACACATTCAACTTGAACTTGCAGCTGGTTGATATGGATGAAACCTTGCAGTATCCACCTGATGATGTTCGCCGTGCAATTGATCTAACAGGTTACACCTTCACTTCACAGGTTAAAGCTTTGGCTGATGGTGCAGCTGTGGCCACGTTAACTTGTACTGCATTAAGTCAAAGTACACAGAAGGGATGGCTGAATATTAAATCAGGTACAAGCACAGCAGCATGGCCACTTGGTTTATGTCAGATGGATATTAAAGCTGTGGTGAGTGGCACTACACAGCACACTGAAACTTTGACTTTCCAAGTGATTGACGGAGTAACAGCATAATGGCAAATCTTGTATTTAAATTTAATTGGGACCATCGACCGTTCCAGTTGAACTCAGCTCAGGGCAAGCGGCAATTTATGCTGCCATTCGCTTCCGGCATTCCTAATTTAAGCCCTAACTTTTCACAAGTTCAAGGAACTGCAGCAATCTCTCAAGGTGGTACAGGGGCAATCACTGCAGCAGAAGCTCGAAATAATCTTGGTGCTGCTGAAAAAGGTGTAAATACTGACATTACTGAACTCAAAGGCTTAACTACAGTGCTTTCTATTGCACAAGGCGGTACTGGAGCTAAAACTGCAGCAGATGCTCGAACAAATTTAGGATTAGGAAATGCTGCTCAAGGAACTCTCACCACATCTACATTTGATAGTAGCTTAGGGCGTATTTTAAAAGTCGGTGATTTTGGGCTCGGATCTTCACCAATTACTCAAGCTGAGTTAACTCTTGATCAATTGTCAGGTGCATCTCATTTTGGTTTTGGTGATAGATTATTTAGTGGTTATGGTCATGGTTATATCATGATCGGAGGCGCACGCCCGGCAATTCTAGGCTTATATAATGGAGAATTCTGTTACAAAACAAAGAAAGACGCAGAGGCGTACTCACCAACGTATACAGTCAAATCTACGAAAAACACAACTATTGATGCGAATGGATTTGTAAAAGCAGCTTCACCAATCGTTAAATTATTTGCAGACAAGATTGAGATGAATGATGAAGCATCTGAACAAGCCATTACTTTTGAAAAGATGGGTATAGGACACTATCTCATCAAAGGTTCATCAGGGTTTGCCACTAATGGCTGGTATATCGAACAGCCAAGAGATTCAAACGGTAATTTATATCATGTTGTAGAATTTGCCTCATTTGAAAATGGTGATATCGAGATTAGGACATTTGATTATATCTTAGACAAAAAAGGTCGTATTGTCGCTGATAAAAATATTCCGCTTGATATTCAAGAAGGTCGTTGGATTGATATTCGTTTGCAGGAATTGCCCCAACCTGATATTGATGAAGAGGACTATATGGAATTACATGAAGTTAATAGTACTACACCTCTTGATTTCCAGCCTACAAACTTATCCGAAGCCATAGCTGCCGCAATGGTTGGTATAGCTCCGCCAGATCTCTCAGAAGAAACCCAGTAAGGACCCGCTAATTTAGCGGGTTTTTTTACGCCCTCTATTTTTAACGACCCGCTCATGAAGCGGGTTTTTTTATGCCTAAATTTTGGAGAACTATAAATGAGTTCAGGCGCAAAAATTCGATTATATGCTTGTGAAGAAGCAGTCTTGGGGACGACACCAGCAAACCCGATCTGGTATACCGTTCGAAGAGTAACAGATGGCTTATCAGAAAACGTATCTACTGAAGAAAGCAGCGAAGTAGTGGATTCACGCTATCGACAAGGCGGGGTAGTTACTGAAGCCGAAGTGGCAGGGCAGTTAGAGTTTGAATTATCACTTGGTACCTTTGATTTGTTCTTAAGTGCTTTAGCCTTCAATAACTGGGCGACAAACAGCTTAACAATTGGCGGTGCTGTTCGAAAATCATTAACGTTAGTTAAAGTTTTCGAAGATGTTGGCCAAGTCTTTATTTATCGTGGAGTACAGGTTAATTCTGGTGAAATTACTATCCAGACCACTGGAAAAATTACTGGTAACTTTGGTCTTGTAGGTAGCTCGTTTACTCGTCAGCAAACTAACCCTGTAGTGAATCCGGTGGCAGCTTCAACACGACCACTGGTCAGCATGCCAAACGTTGAAAACTTGCTAGTTAATGGTCAGTCTATTCAAGGTAAAGCGTGTCTACAGTCTCTTACCATTTCTATCAATAACAACCTTGAAGCAATCCGTTGTATCGGTTCGGGTAAGTACACACCAGAGTTCTACATTGAAAAAATGATGGATATCGAAGCAAATGCTTCATTCATGTTCTCGGCCACAGCTGCTGGTTGGATTGATGCAATCAAAACCCGTGATGTGTTTACACTGACCTTCGACATCAGAGACAGCAAAGGCAGTAAATACTCGTTTAACTTCCCTCAATTAGAAGTCATGGAAGCCAATCACCCGGATGGCGGTGGTGACGACATCATTACTGTAGACATCAACTTTGCCCAGGTTCGTACAGCGCCAACAATTGTACGTGCTCTTGTGTAATCAACTTATTCAGTAACAAAGCCTATGGAATCCCATGGGCTTTTTTATTTCTAAAAATTAGAGGTTGCTATGGCTTTAAAAGTCGGAATTATTAAAAGCTCGGACGTATCAAAATGGTGCGAATACAAAGGTGCTGATGGAGAGGTACAGGCAGAATTTAAAGTCCGTGGTATCGCTTATAAGCCTTTTCAGGTAGCTATTGAACGAGCAGGAAATCAGATCTCGTCTAAAGGCTATGATGTGATGGTCAAAGATGAAAATGCCAAGCTTTACCACGAGCTTTTAATGGATGCATGTGCTGCCCACTTAATTGAAGACTGGAAAGGTGTGGTATTTGCCGAAATCGTAGACGGTAAAACGGTTGAATCTGAAAAGCCCTATACACCTGAGAATGCCTCAAAGCTTCTTAATCTTGGTGATATTGGTATTTCAATCTGGCTATTCATTAAAGAACAGGCTCAGAAGATTCAGGAAGACGCAGACGAGGACAAGGCTTTAATTCTGGGAAAGTCATCGATCTCTACAAATACCAAAAAACGTATGCGTCGAAAACGCCGCACGAAATCGAACAAATCAAGTTCTTAGGTGGTCGTATTCCTGATCCGCCAGAGTATTCTTATGCGGCTGATTCCATTCTTTCGGCATTTAGCACTATTTGCAGATCCCGACGATATGAGCAGGGTATCCCATTATCTTTAGATCAACAGGCAATCAATGTCTATGCAGAGCATAATGATTTGCCAGTGGCTGCTCATATTTTTAATGACTGTATTTTTGCGTTGGATAATTTGTTTTTGGATGAGGCACATAAGAAAGCGAGTAAAAAATAGAAATCTATATTGCATTTGGCAAAAATCAAAGATAAATTGATGTCTCATACTTCTCACTCTTTGAGTAAGGGCCGCCGGTCGAATGTCGGGCTTTTTTTGTTAAGTGGTAATTCACCTACAAAGGAAAGCATGATGAAGAACCTTACTCATGCAGAACCCTATTTCATCATGCGTGAAAAAAAGGAACTGCAAAAGAGACTTTTAGATAAGAACAATGAACTATTGGAATTGATGCAAAGAGTTGAAAAATACTTGATGAGGATAGAAAAATAGAGAGTTGTCTTTCTACAAAAAAGCCCGCCTAATCAGCGGGTTTATTTGTTTCTAGCTCTTCAATTCGTGCCATTAGTTTTTCAATTAAAACAGTTGCGCGATCTAAATTCTTATTGCTCATATCTATAAGCTTCATAACTTCAGTTGGGATTTTCTCATTTATATCAAGGCTTTCTTCAAGTCTTGCAACTATTTCAGCAGTTAAAGATCTTTCATTGTCTTTAGCCTTCTCTTCTAATAATTCTTTGAGCTTGCTAGGCATTCTAAAATTCACTTGAGAATAATCTTTAGCCATGGACCATATACCGCAAATTGACAATTAACTAATCATATATAGCAAAAGTGCTTTACACAATGAAGCAAGAGTGCTATAAAGTAAAAATGCTATATAGCAAAGGTGCTTTATTGGAGGTAAAAATGACAAGGCATGATAAGCAAATGAACGTTCGTATGGCACATGAAACAGTAAGTGAATTAAAGGAGGTAGCAAAGAAAAATCGTCGATCGGTAACGGCTCAGTTAAATCAAATCATAGAAGACTGGCTAAAAGAACAGAAACAACAGGATGCGAAAGCATGAAATTAACAGACAACAAAAAAGCCCCTGAATCTTGGCGGATGCGGAGCTTGATTGAAGTCATAACAGTGAGATATGAACTATGTTAAATATACCATTCGAATTTGATAAAGACAAGGTTCTAGATATTACCGATCTACTGCCAACCATTCCTATTGAGATTCTTGAGAAAGTAACAGATCAAAACGGTTCTGTTTCGGCAGATGAAGAAAATTTTCTAAAATCTGTAGGCCGTGCTGCGGAAAATGCAAACCTTCCAGTTTTAAAGGGATTAAGTGCTATTGGTGTGTTGCTTGCCAACGCAAATGAAGAAATACCGTTAGGAACATTTAATGATGTTGGCTGGTTAATACAATCGCTTAGCGAACAAGTTTTAGCTATAAGCCATATGCAAGGGTTCGCTGACTTACTTCTTGATGCAAGTAATAAGAACAAAATCTCTAAGGGCAATGGAGGGCTAATGTCATGAATATGCTTATTAACCAAGAAACTTTAATTCCAGTTGTTGATAGAGATATTGGCGGAGAGGTTCAGCCTTCTGTTGATGCACGTGAATTGCATAAGTGGCTTAAATCTGGGGAAATGTTTGCCACATGGATAAAAAAACGGATTAAGACCTATAAATTTATTGAAAATGAAGACTATATTAGTTTTTTGGTAAACCCCAAAAAACCTAATGGTGGGCGTTCTTCAAGAGAATACATATTAACTATTGATATGGCTAAAGAGCTGTCAATGGTTGAAAACAATGAACAAGGTCGGGTTGCAAGACGTTATTTTATTAACTGTGAAAAAGCATTGCGACAAACAGCATTTGGATTAATGAACCAATTCAACAGAGCTGTATTAGAGTTTGAGAAGTTTACTGAAATTGCTTCAAATGCTGGAAGAACATTATGTTTGGTTGGTAAGCAGTACAAACCTCAAGCATTAAGTAAGGTTGAGGAGCTGAAGCAAAAGATTACGCCTTTGCTCCCATTCGAAGAAGACGAGATGCAAGCTTAAAAGAATTAAGAACCCGCCAAGTGCGGGTTTTCTTCATGTGACATTTAGTAACCAGTTTGTTAAAGTTAGTACACTTTATAACAAACGGTGAAATTCATGAAAAAATTATTGGCTGCGGGTCTATTAAGTCTTGGATTAGTGGGGTGCGCTACAACATCTGGGTTGGCACCTAAAGTAACTACAAGTGGATTTGATGGATCAAAAAGAGTTTTTATTGATGGGCATAGTGTTGCATGTGATCAAATGGTTTGTCCTTTAATAGGCGCGATTTGGTTAAGCAATAACCCGAATCTTGTAGGGTTAAAGATATCAGTTATAAATTCAATCGTTTCTATAAACTCTGTTGATTTGAATATTGATGGAGAAATAATCAAATTAAGAGAAAACACTTTAACGGATTTTTCAACTGGTACTTTATTGGAGTCTAGCAAAGTATTTGTTACTGATTTAACCGTAGTGGATAAAATTCTTAATTCAAAAAGAGCTTGGATTCGAGTTAATACTAGCAAGGGACTAATCGAAAATCCGATTATTGATGGTTCTAAGGATAGTAAGGCTTACCACGCATTAAAACGCTTTAAAGATCAAGTAAATACTGTTAAGTAAAGCTTTGAAGTAAGTAAAAGAAATGAAACCCGCGCAAGCGGGTTTTTTTATTGCCTAGAGGAAAAGTAAGATGGCACAAGAATCCCGTTTGGTCATTGTTATTGATTCGCAAAATGCTGAACGTAATGCGCGTAATCTAGGCAATGAACTGGATAGCATTGAGCGTAAAGGTGATTATGCTTCTAAGTCTATGGACAGCTTGTCTGTAGCCACCAGAGCTTTAGCTGGACACATGGCTGGTTTATTAACAGTAGGTTCAGCCATTTCAAAGATGGATACATATACTGGATTACAAAATCGCCTTAAGTTAGTCACTAACAATCAAGTTGAACTAAATAAAGCAACGGAAGACACTTTCCGAATTGCTCAAAAAACCTATTCAGCTTGGGATTCTGTGTTACAGGTTTACCAGCGTTTTAGTGATAATGCCAAAACTTTAAACCTCACAATGGATGACACAGCACGTTTAACTGAAACAGTTTCTAAAGCTGTAGCAATTAGTGGTGCAAGCGCAGAAGCTGCTGATGCAGCTTTAGTTCAGTTCGGGCAGGCCTTGGCTAGTGGAACGTTGCGTGGAGAAGAACTTAATTCTGTAATGGAGCAAACCCCAGCACTAGCAAAGGCTATTGCTAAAGGTATGGGTATTACTGTAGGTGAATTACGTTCAGTAGCAGCTGAAGGAAAAATTACTTCACAAGAAATTGTAAAAGCGCTTAGAAATGTAGAATCTGATGTTGATGCTCTTTTTGCTAAAACAGATATCACAATCGGGCAGTCTCTCACACTCCTAAACAACGAGATCACAAAATTTGTTGGCGAAGCAGGTAAGGGAAGTGGTGCGGCACAGGTATTAGCTGGATCAGTTCAAACTCTTGCAAGTAATTTAGATTTAATTGCTGATGGGGCTTTAGTAGTTGGTATTGGATATATCACTCGTGCAATTTTGATGAAGAGCGCTGCTATTAAAGAGGGAATGGCTTCAACTTTAGCGAGCCGCCAAGCATCTGTATTAAATGCTCAAGCAGAATATGCAGAAGCTACCGCTGCTTTGAATGCAGCAAAAGCTCATCTCGCGAATGTGCGAGCAACAAATGCAGAAACCCAAGCTAAATTTGGCGCAACAGCGGCAGCAACTCGATACGCACAAGCACAGGCAGCAGTAACTGCTGCTACAAATGCACAAACAGCAGCTCAAATTAAGCTAAATACTGCAACTTCAATTGCAGGGAGACTAGCTAAAGGGGCGTTTGGATTAATTGGTGGGTGGGCTGGAGTTGCAACATTAGGAGTAATGGGATTAGCGGCAGCCTATTCTTATTTTAATAATAAGGCAGAGGAGGCAAAGCAAAAGCTTGCTGAACAAGCTAAAGTTGCTGAGAAAGCTGATGAGGAGTTAAAAAAATTAACTGGCAATGATAAGGCTAAAGCAGTTAATGATTTAACTACTGCTTTTAATGCACAAAATAAAGCATTAGAGAAATCATCGCGTGCTGTAGGGTCTGCATTAATTGATATCGAGAACTATGCACGAGGAAATAGGGAGGTTGAAAAAATTTCCCAAGAAGCGAGAACTGGAACTATCAGCTATACAGAAGCCATTGAACGTCTAAATAAAATTAAGTTGCCTACAGATCTATATGAAAATCTGAAAAAACAGGCTGCGCAGTATGATGACAATGCATCTAAAGCAAGTTTATCAGCTGAGAAACTTAAATTATTAAGAGTTGAAGTGAAACTTGGAGGTAATGAAGCACAAAATGCGGCAATTCAGCATCAAAAACAAGCGGATGCTTTAGGAAATACTGCTACTGAAGCAGAAAAGGCAACTAAGGCTTTGCAAGATTATCAAGCCAAGCAAAAAGATAGCGTTATTGATTCAATCTATAAATCAGGTTGGCTTGATAAAGGTTACACTGTTGCTCAAGCTAATGCCATTTTAGAACTGCAAAAAGCTAAAGGAATGAGTGCAATTTTGTCTAAAGATGAAATTGATAGCGCACTTAGAAATCTCAAGATCATCGAAGAACAACAGGAGCGAGAAGATAAATTAACTGAAGCTAAAAGAAAGCAGACGCAGGAAATTGAAAAACAAGCAAAACTTACTAAACGCTTGGTCGGTATTTCCGGTCAATCCGGTATTGGTACTGGTCCACATCTTGACGTCCGATATGGTGGCTCATTGTCAGGTCAGAAAGTTTCTAATGAACATCTGGCTCGATTACAGGCGGGAGGAAAACCTTTAACTTCCTACAAGATCAGTTCTAATTATGGTCCACGAAAAGCCCCAACTAAAGGGGCTTCTTCATTTCATAAAGGTATTGATTTTTCAATGCCTGAAGGAACACCAATCACGACCAATGTTGCTGTGAAAGATATCAAGACATGGTATGACAGCAAGGGAGGTGGTTATGTCAGTGAAGTGATCTTTGAGGATGGAGTGTCTCTTAAGCTTCTACATCAATCTCCCAAGATGCAGAGCAAGGTGAAAGGTGGTGCAAGTAAAGGAAGTGATAAAGCAGCTGGTGATATTCAATCTCAACTTGAACGTCAACAGGATTTGCAACGGTCACTTGAAAATGAGGTGGCTAGTGAAGTCGGACGGATTAACAATAATAGAAAGGCAAGACTGGAGGATGTTGATAAAGCAAACTTTAGCCCGGAACGTACTGCAGAAATAAAGGCGGAAATAAATCGTCGTGCAGATAATGATATTGCTATAGCCAAACAAGCCCTTAGAACGAAATTGGAAGACTATAAGGAGTTCCAGAAAACCGAGGAACAGTTACTAGAAGAGTCCTTTAACCGTAAAAAGTTCAATGCAGCTCATGACCTTGAATTAAGTAAGTTTGAGCAGAAGCAAGCTGTTGAATTGCTGGAACAGCAAAAACAGCAAGAGTTAGGGTTATTAAAACTAGCTCAGGAACAGCGGTTGTTTCAAGCCCGTTTATCTCTGCTTTCGGAAACGCAAGCCATGCAGGAACGTTACAGACTCGAACGGGAGGAAATTCTTAAGAATACCAAGCTTTCTATAGAAGAGCAGCAAAAGCTAATCGCATTATCTAAAGCCAATCAGGATAAAGAGACACGCGATAAAGTGAATAATGCTGCTCAAAACTGGGGTGGTATCCAGGCGGATATGAATGGTACCGGAGAATTTTTCAGACAGGATCAGGAACGATTTAGCCGTTTAAATGCTGCAAATGATTTAGCAGATAGTCAATTTGCTGCTACCGACCTGAATGAGCAAAACTCTTTAGATGGTTTGAATGCTCAATTCGAAGCTGGACTAATTAAGCAGCAGGATTATGAAAACCAGAAAACAGCTATCATTCAAGCAGCTCAAGATCAACGTAATCAGATTGCTGCTGAATATGCAAAGAATGCTCAGGATATTGAAGATAAGTATCAACAAGATCGCTTGAACACTCAAATTGCATTTGGTGGCCAAATGATGGGTTCACTCACATCGATGTTTGGTTCAATGTTTGGTGAGCAGTCTAAAGCATACAAGATCATGTTTGCTGCAGATAAAGCTTATGCGATTGCAGCAGCCGGTATTGCGATTCAGCAAAATATTGCAGCAGCTTCAAAAGCTGGTTTTCCCCTTAACATTCCATTAATAGCTGGGGCGGTTGCTCAAGGTGCAAGCATTATTGCAAACATTCGGGCAATCAAAGATCAAGGCTTTGCTGACGGTGGTTACACTGGATCTGGTGGAAAATATGAACCTGCAGGTATTGTCCATAAAGGAGAGGTAGTCTGGTCCCAAGAAGATATTCGCCGTTGGGGTGGTGTTGGGTTAGTTGAAAATATGCGTAAGAGTGCAAACCCTGAAGCTTTTCTCAATAACAATGCCTCAGCTGATAGTGTCATGCGCCGTGCAATGATGAGCTCTAATGCCTTTTTAGAAAGCCAAAAGCAATCTGATATCTTTAATCAACCGGTTCAAGATACTCAGATTATCTATAAGGGTAATAGAGACACACCTAAGTTAGCTTCTTCGGCAAATTCTGACTTATTCCATGATGGCAAGGTCTACTTCTCATCCAATGGTTTAGTTCAGGATCGTTCAAATCTGGATGATGTTCAGGATTTTACTTTAGGACGTACTTCACGCCCTCAAGCTGAGATTATGCCTTCAATTGAACCTTCTACACCGACAATCAATTTCAAAATTGAAGTGATTAATCAGGTGAGTGGTGCAACTGTTGAAGCTGAACAATTGGATGAGAAAACTGTCCGGATCATTGTTACAGATGAACTGGATAAGCAGCTTCCAAGAACGGTACCGAAGCTTGTTAGTGATCAAATCGGTAATCCAAACTCAACTATTAGTCGGTCTTTGACTGAGAATACGACAGCAAGACGGAATCGATAGTTTTAAAGTTACAGGTATAAGGAGAGTAATGTTAATGGAGTGTAAGTAAAACCGTTTAAAGATGCCGGTATAAGAGAGAAGAGCTGTTGACAGTGTCAACTCCTAGTCTCTTCTAAAGCCTATTGACAGCCAATATTATGAAAGGACCACCTTCGGGTGGTTTTTTTATGCCTATGTTTTCCATAGTAGGAAAAATGAATAAATGACATTTTTTTGAAATGAAACAATAAGGGCACTTAAAAAAGCAAAAACCCCAGTGTTGGCGCACTGAGGTTTTCAATTCAACTCAACCGAGCAAAGTTAAGGAGAAGTATTACTATGCCTGAAATTATAGCAGTGATTTTAAAATATGTAGAGGCAACTATGGAAAAATATGGTTTTGTAAAAGTAACAGGATCTATCTTATTGGGAATTTTTCTTTGGCAGTTTTCGAACATTATTAATGCTTTTGCAAAGTTGATAGAGGTAGTTCGATGAATGATAAATATACTTGGTGGGATGTAGGTAAATCAGTATTAATGATCTCCATCCCCATCTTAATATGGAAGTTAGATACCATAATACTAGCGTTAAAATCATAGAAACCGACCTAATTAAAGGTCGGTTTTTTATTGCCTGAAGGAAAGTTATGTACAAGTTAAAGCTAAATCCTCAGACCAGCGGCTATGGCGTAACACCGGGTGATGATGTGAAACGTCAGCAGATGGATGGCGGTCGTGGTCGCTATTACATCGATGTAAAACGTAATAGTCATATTGTCGATGTGAACTGGAATTTAAGTAAATCCGATTTCAATAAAATGATGGCTTTCTGGCGGGTCTACCAGAATAAGCCAGCTTCATTTTATGCGGATCTGGTGATTGATCAGGGAGCACGTCAGCAATACCTGTGTAACTTCATTCCGAACTCCTTCAAGACCAATGAAGTTAATGGCAACCTTTACCGGGTAAATGCACAGCTCGAAGTTGTTCAAAACCAGCCTAACCTTACGGCCGATATAGCTTTGATTAAGGATTGGGAGGTCTAATGGATAACGAATATGCCAAATTCTTTTTCAATCGGAAAGTTGATGTCTATCAATTTGAGTGTATTGAGCTTTCTCATCCTTCTTTTATGAATACATACCGAATAGTCCGTAATGATGACCGAGGTGTTTATGTTCAACATAAGGAGGGATCCGGTCAGGTCTATTATGAATTTTTGCCAGCATCTATTCAAAGATCCGGAATGCTGGGTGATCTGGACCAGACATTAACAGTCTCTATATCTGGTTTAGGTGATGTAATGCCGGATGAGTTTGAACGGGTAATCGAAGGCCAATATCCCGATGTAAAGCCAACCGTAAATTACCGGATTTACAGTTCAGACAATCTGAACTCTCCAATGTTTTATTTACTTGGACTGCAACTCTCCAGTGTTGCCATGAACCATAAGGCTGTGACGTTCAAGGCTGAATCGCCGCGATTAAATACCACTAAAACCGGAGATATCTTTGCACTGGATCGCTTTAGTGGCTTGAAGGGGGCTATATGAAAAGTCACGATCATTTGCTTGATAGGCAATATGACGATGAACACTACAATTGTGTTCACTTTGTTCATGAAGCTGCAATGGACCTATACGGTATAGATCGGGCGGAAGCGCTTGAACTCTTTATGCAGCCTAAGGGCAAAATTACTTTTTTATCTTCACGGTTAAAACTTTTAAATCCGCTGCCCATGCCCAAGGAAGGATGCATAGTCGCCTTCCATCCTAGACAAAGAAATAAGCCCCCGCATGTGGGGCTTTTTCGTGGGCAAAAGATTCTTCACCTCATGGAAAGCGGAGTCACTTATTTGCCTGAAGAGGTCGTGATGGGAATGGGGTTTAATCGGGTCAGTTATTATGATTAAAGTTATTTATAAAAAAGACGCTTTGTCTGAAGAAAAGACAATTGAACAGGCTCAAACCATTGGGCAATGGCTCACTTCAAAATATGAACATATGCCTGAGCATGTCCGTATCTTTCATACCACAAGCAATATGGATCATGCGGAAATTTCATTTGCGAACGAAGTCACACCGAAGAATGCATATGACTTAAAGCAGCTTGATTTCTTACCGGGCACTTTTATCGTTGTTGAGAACCCTAAATGGGTCGCGGCTATTGTTTCGATTGTGATTAGTATTGCGATCGCATTTTTAATGCCGACGCCATCAATAGCACAAACGACTCAAAATACTAACCAGTCTTCTTCAGCAAACAATGAACTTTCTAACCGGGAAAACAAGATCCGGGTGAATGGTCGTATTGCTGATAACTATGGAGCTGGGTGGAATACTCCAGACCTAATCGCAGTACCTTACAAGGTATATGAAAACAACGTTGAAGTTGAGCATGTAGTGGGCTGTATTGGGCGTGGACACTATAAAATCAATGGAGCTTATGACGGTGAAACCAATATTGTCGATATTGCCGGCGCATCGGTAGAAGTCTTTCGACCAGGTGTAGATATTGTTTCAGGTGAGCCATATTTCTCGCTTGGTACCGAAATTACCACGCCGCCACTAACGGTTCAGCATCAAACTTCTGTTAATGGCCAAGTTCTCCGTCCAGCAGATACACAGTCTTTAGAAGGTACGAACTATCTTCACTTTGCCTATCCAAACGAGATCCTGCGTGCAGCGGCGAACAACACAGATTTAACCACTAAGTTTGTAAGTAATGACCGCGTAGAAATCACCAATGCCTCATTCACGTTTAACGGCCAGACTTACGATTTAAACGGGACTTATAGTGTCTTGTCGGTTGCTGACGACCGCATGACTTTATCCAATCCAGCTGCGGTAAACAAAAACTGGTTAAAGCTTAAGGAACTTTCGAATCAGCAAACAGCAGCCTTATCGCCAAAGATCAGTTCAATAGGTGAAAAATGGATTGGCCCATTCATTCTTGACAATATTGAACGTAGCCGGGTGCTATGTAACTTTGTTGCTAGTAATGGACTTTACACAGTTTCTTCAGGTGGAAATCAGGGAGCTGTAAACGTCACGATTGAAGTTGAAGTAACGCCGGTTAATGAATCTGGTGCAGCCATTGGCAATCCAATGCTGAAGCAGATCATCCTAAAGGGTTCGGCAAAGTCACGTCAGACCGTTGGTGCAACGCTGGACATGGTGACATTTCAGGGTCGCTGTAGTGTCCGTGCACGCCGTTTAACTCCAACACCAGCGGTTACAACGGTAGTAGATGAAGTAAAGTGGCAGGCGCTTTACGGTGCTTATCCTTTGCAAAGCACAGTGTATGAACATGAAACAGTTTTCCGTGCACGTACTTATGCAACCACTGGAGCTTTATCTGTTAAGTCCCGTAAGATCAATTTCGATCTTCAGCGAATGTTGCCGACTTATAAAAATGGAGCAATGACGACAGAGCTATTCCCAACATCGAGTTTTGCTGATGCTTTGGTATCTATGGCACTTGATGACAAGATTGGGCGCCGTACGATCGATGAGATTGATCTGGAAAACATTTACCGGACTTATAACGATGTAGTTGATTATTTTGGTACTCCACTAGCGGCAGAGTTCTGTACCACTATTGATGATACAAACCTGTCTTTTGAAGAGCTCGTCACCAATCTTTGTGATGCCGTATTTTGTACCGCATATCGGCAAAACAATAAGCTCAAGCTTTATTTTGAACGTCCAACTGATAACTCGGTAATGCTGTTTAACTTCAGGAATATCATTCCGGATAGTTACAAGCATGACCTTACCTTTGGCGTGATGAATGACTACGATGGACTGATCTATGAATACACGGATCCGACCGACGATAGCCGTATCAATATCTATTTACCGGATAAAGGAGCCAAAAACCCTAAAGAAGTGAAATCTGTTGGTGTTCGAAACAAGTGGCAAGCGCATTTCAATGCGTACCGGCTTTGGAACAAGCTTCGCTTCCAGCGCAAATCCATTACCTTTGATGCAGCACCTGAATCAGAATTATTGGTTTTACGTGACCGGATCGCTGTAGCTGATTATCGCAATGGTATTCATCAAAGCGGGGAAGTGGTACAGCAAGAAGGTTTAATCCTCACCTTAAGCCATGATGTAGATTTCATAGCTGGCAAGAGCTATGTGATCTATCTGCAAATGGGGGATGGCACAGTGGACCTTATTCCTGTTACCGCTGGATCTGCCAAGAACAAGGTGGTTTTAGGCCGTTTACCGAACGGGGCCTTAAAGCTTAGTCCTGATGATTTTGTGAATACTATCTATACGGTGGTTAATGACGATACCAAAGGCTCATTGCCTTATCTGGTTGCAAAAAGAGAACCAGCTGACCAGTTCTCTAATACCATTACTGCAATTAATTACGATGAACGTTATTACCTCAATGACAAGGACTTTATTGATGTGCCAGTAGATGATTCACCGATTTACATTCGATATGACCAGTTGGATATTAATCTGGCGCGTTTATATCAGATGCAAAGAGGGGATTTGCCAACGACTGGAGAAATCAGTTTTGTAGTTGAAGCAGGTGCACTGGTTTCAAGTTCAAGTTCTTATCGACCGGAAACCAGATTTGTCTATAAATTCGACTATAAGTCTAGTCCTGCAAAACGAGAGTATATCGTTCCAGCTGCATCAGAATTACCTGCTATTGATACTGGTGAGTTCCCACCTGATCTGGTGGTGAATCTGACGATTAAAGGTGCTGTTGTTGGACGTGGTGGTGATGGCGGGTTGCCACATCTAGCTTACGGAGATTGGGAAAAAGATTCAGACTTCAATTTTACCAAAACCCGGCGTGATGGTTTTCAGGGTGCACCAGGTTTATTGAATCGACACAGCAAACTAAACCTGATTATCGATGGAGGGACGTTAGCTCGAGGCGGCTCAGGTGGTGGAGCAACACCAAGTGGTATTTACACTGGATCATCTTATGGGGTTCAGGGAATTCCCGGTGGTGCTGGAGCACCATTTGGTCGGGTCATGACTGGACAGCCGATTTCAAATGACTCACAAGATTATCGCCTCTATCTGGAGAGTTATTTATTGGTTATGAAAATCACTGATGCTGAAGCTTCGGTACCCGGTAAAGGTTACCGAACCCAAAATGACCGTTATGGGTCTCCATTATCAGGTGATGGTGGAAACTGGGGCCAGCGCGGCACCAAATCTACCAATGATGGAACATGGAACTGGCAATACCATGGCACAACTGAAGGCCAGCCAGGGCCGGGTGGACCTGCAATTGTTGGGGTGGCACCTCTAACAACTCAATTGATTAACGGAGGGAAAATCTTACAAACCCTTTAAACCTTAAGAGAACTTTGAGCACCCAATTCGGGTGCTTTTTTATTGCCTAAAAATATCTGGAGAAATTTATGGAACCAGTTTCCACTAGCGGTTTTACAGCACTTTTAAAATTATATGGGATTGCAATCATGGTGACTTTAGCAGTCGGTTTGGTTGCAGCAGTTGTATTAATGACTCGTATGCCACGTTCACCACAAGAGTGGGGCGTAGGCTTGATCTGTACTGTTGTATCAAGTCTTGCTGGCGGCTCATTCATTATTGTGAAGTGGGGGCTTCATGAATGGGTTACTGATGTATGGGGGATGATTGCTCTGGGTGGTTTCTTCTTTGTTTGTGGTTTACCCGGTTGGGCTTTGGTCCGTTGGATTTTTAACTTCATAGATAAACAGGAAGGGAAAACGATTGTTGAAGTGATTAAAGAGTTTAAGAAAGCCAGAAAAGACATTGAAAACAGCTAATGCCGCCTTCGGGCGGTCTTGTTTAGAAGTACACGTATAAGGGAGAAATTACCTGTTGACACTGCAAGCCGCTGACTACTACGAAAACCTATTGACAACCAATATTATGAAAGGACCACCTTCGGGTGGTTTTCCTTTATGTGACATTTAGTAACCAGTTTGTTAAAGTTAGTACACTTTATAACAAACGGTAAAAACCATGAAACAAGTCATTTTAAGTCTTTTATTAGTTTTAAGCTCATTAAGTGTTGCGGAAGCAGGTAGAGGGAGACAACCGTGCTCTGGTAAGAAAGGTGGGGTAAGTCATTGCGATGGTAGTAAGTTTGTTTGTAATGATGGTTCCATCAGTGCTTCTAAAAAGATCTGCTCTAGATAGGTGATGTGATGGGATTGAATTTTAGAAAAAGTATAAAAATTGCTCCTGGAATCCGTGTCAATGTTAGTAAAAAAGGGCTATTAAGTGTTTCTGTGGGTGGGAAAGGTGCACGTGTAAATGTAAGTAAGAAGGGTACTCGCACAACAGTAGGTATTCCAGGTACTGGCTTATCTTATTCTAAGTTCTCTAGTCATACTAAGAAAACAACACCTAGAAGAGAACCTGATTTTAATAATCCAGATAATGTATGGGGTTACCCTAAATCTGAATGGATAATCAGTGGAGTTATTTTATTTATAGCTTTAATAATTTTTATTTGGATTATTAGCTGATTTTTTAAATTTTGATATTTGATAGGTTTATATATGAAAAAGATTGTTTTGTTGGGCTTGATACTTTGTTCGGTGGCTTACGCAGGATTTGAGACGCCGCAAGAGCAACAAAAGAAAATGCTTGCCGAAAGATTAGTTAAAACCAAACAGTATACTGACAGTATCATTGGTAAGACAGCATGGTATAACTCCAGTGAGTGTATGGCAAATCCAATTTATGCTGAAAGATGGCATATGTCATATAATGATGCATCATACAAAACTGATGGCAAATATGTACCTATAACTTTTTTAGAGGCTGAAGTTAATCAAGATACTTATAGGGATGATATAGTTTTTAAAGTTAAAATAGATAATAAGGATGAGGGTTATATTGGAGCAAGCGATGTATCAAAACTTGAAATAAGTGATGGTTGGGGGTGCTTTAAGGCTCAAAATCCAGAAAATAAGAGCGCACTCACAACGAAAACACACAATGTTAATAGTTTGAGAGATTGGGATATTTATTGTAAAAAAGATAAAATTGATAATAAAAAAGTTTGTTCGATGTGGCGAGATGGTCTCACTGTAATGATGATCAATGGTAGATACGTTATAGGTGTTGGGAAAGGTGATAGTTATCCTGGCTCAAAGAGTGCGATTAAGGTTGATGATAATATTGCTTATTTTGGCAGGGAGCGAATGATTGACCTTATGTCCACTAACACTATTATTCAACAACTTAAAAAGGGGCGAATAGCCCACATAAGATATCGTGAATGGCCATATGACTATGATCAAAGTAATGATGTTGATTTAAATGGGTTTACAAAAAAACTTATTGAAATGACGGATAGGTATAACAAACTTTAATTTGTCAAAATAGAAAAGCACCCTAGGGTGCTTTTTTAAGGCGGTTAACAATCTTCTCGGCGATTTTTTCGATGCTGTCATCAGTAATTGATACCGTTTTTTCAATAGACTTTAAATATTCGGAGTATGGAGGAAGCCCCATTCCAACACCTTGTTGCTCTTGAGTTAGTCCCTTGTCAATGAGCTCAAGCATTGCAGAATTTAGTGATAAGTTGTTTTGTTCTGCATAATTCACAACATCATCATATTGATCTTGGGGCATTCGCACTTGTGTGCGTTTCCAATCATCTTGCTTCTCTCTACTCATGATAATGTCTCAAAAATATTTGACACTAATTCTAATGGTGTAGTATCTTACTGTCAATGACATTATTTTTAATGTCAAAAAGCCCCTGAACTTTGGACGGCTAAGGGGCTTCTATCAACTTTCTAAGAAGGAAAAATTGACATGTCTAGTTTAGCATTAAGCTTTAACGAAGTGAAATTTAATCCTGTTGTTCGAGATAATGGCCAAATTTACCTAACGGCGGGTGAGTTGGCGCAGGCGTTAGATTATAAAAGTGTTAAATCTGTAAGTAATCTTTATAACTCGAATAAAGATGAATTCACGGATTCAATGACTCAAGTCATCGAATCCTTGACATCAGGGAATATCGAGGTCACTGATTCAGTGACCTCGAAACAAACACGAAATTTAAAAAAGAAAGTTCGAGTTTTCTCACTACGCGGTTGCCACTTAATAGCAATGTTTGCCCGCACTGCTGTAGCGAAGCAATTCCGCAAATGGGTACTTAATGTTCTTGATAAAGAAGTAGGCGCTCCAGTTGCCAAAACCCACAAATCCGAACGTGAACCCCTAACCAATGCTGTAAATCTTCTTGTAGCTAAAACTAAGCATTTGAATTACAGCGATGCTTATAAATTAGTTCATCAGCGTTTCAATGTTCAGCATATTGATGAAATCCCATATGACATGATTCCTGTTGCAGTGGAATATGTTCATCATCTGATTGCGATGTACAGTAGTGCAGAGAAGAAGGCTCAAGGTTCTTTATTTGATAATGAAACATTGGGTTTGGTTAAGGATCTGGTAGATGCAATTATTTCCCAAAACTTTGTGACAAGCAAAATCTATCGTGCAATACACATGCTTAGTAATGAACAAGGTCACTACTTAGCTGAATATGCGTTTAAAACCAATATTGCAGTTCTAAAACTCACTCGAACAATGGATTTAAGAGGACCTCTTAATAGAGAAATCATTAGTGATGATTTAAAAACCATAAGCTACACAACAGGTAATCAACATTATGGCGACCGTTGGTTTCACCCACTGATGGAGTCAAGTCGATTGATGGGAGTACTTGAAATTTCAGGTAGTCTGATTCGTCACTAATAAAATCAACTTAACAAAACCCACTCATCGAGTGGGTTTTTTAATACCCAAAACAAAACCCCAGTAGCGCTAACTACCGGGGTTTTTCATTCCACCCACCGACGAAAGTAAGAGGAAAGTAAATCTATATGGAGCATTTTAAACCAATAATGGAGCTTATAAAAGTGTCTATTGAAAAGTATGGCTTATGGCAAACAATAGTTGCATTTATTCTTTTGTTTTCCGTGCCAATCTTAATGTGGAAGTTGGATGTAATTATTGCTTCTATAAAAGCATGAACCAACTTGAAAAAACTGCGCCACCTTCGGGTGGCTTTTTTACGTCTAAAGGAAAGTGAAATGAACATCGAACAATATCTTGATGAGTTGATCAAACGAGAAGGCGGGTACGTAAATAACCCAGCAGACCGTGGTGGTGCAACTAAGTATGGAATTACTGAAGCAGTTGCTCGAGCAAATGGATTTAAGGGCAACATGAAAGATTTACCGCTTGAAGTGGCCAAATCCATTTATAAAAAGCAGTATTGGACTGCGCCGCGTTTTGACCAAGTGAATGCAATTTCCTCTGCTGTAGCTGAAGAGCTTCTAGATACCGGTGTGAATTGCGGTACTGGTTTTGCCAAGCCGCTTTTACAACGTGCTTTAAATCTGCTTAACAACCAAGGTAAAGCAGGGTGGCCAGATTTATCAGTAGATGGAATTTACGGTCCAGCCACATTAAATGCACTTAAAACATATCTGACCAAGCGCGGGAAAGAAGGCGAGAAAGTACTGGTGCGAGTGCTCAATATTATGCAAGGGCAACGCTACATTGAAATCTGTGAACGTAATCCAAAGCAGGAACAGTTTTTCTATGGCTGGATCGTCAACCGAGTTATTATATGAAAGTCTTTCATTGCAGACGTTCAAATATAGCTTTCACTATTACATTGCTGTGCATTCTATTTTCAGGATGCACAGCTCATACGATCAATAACAATGTGAATGTAGGTATTTGTGTAAAAGCCCTTTGAGTAGGGCTATTTAGAGCCTTTTATTATTTCATTTACTGCATCTTCAAAAGTAAGAGACTCATTCTTTTCTCTAAAGTCCTCAATTATCTTTAGTGTTTCTGGCAGAAACCAAACTTCTTTAGCCTTCATTCCTTGTTCTTTTTTCTTGTCTCGTTCCGCTTTTTTTCGTTCTGCTGCTGATTGTGCCATTACCAGTTTTCCTCAATCTCAGTTTCAACTACTTCACTTTTACGATGGCCTAAAAAATCAACTTTGCCATTAACAACTAGCCAGCCGTCATTTTCTTCAACTGCATCAAAACCTAGTTCTATAGCAATTAAGGCGCGTAACTTTTGGTTTTCAAAATAAGTGTCATCTTGTTCAGCATCATCACAATCAACAACAAAATTTGGATGATTCTCTAAAAACTCAGGATTATTTTCTAAATATTCTTCAATGTCTGATTTTTCGCAAATAGAATCAAACTCTACAGTGTAGATGTAATCACCGTAGTCACCATTAGCTGTAAGTGCAATGTTTTCAGAAGTGAAAATACCAGCATAATCACCATGACCTTTGATGATTTCTTTTAATTCTTGATTGCTAGTAGCATGATAAGTTTTCATTGCTGTTCTCCTTGAATATGTACTAATCATATAACGTGACTAGTCACAATGCAAGCATTATTTTAATTATTTTTAATCTTTTTTATACTTTCATAAAAATGGAGATAGCAATGCAAGTCATGATCATGGTTTCGGAGGCGGGCAGAATGGAAAATACTTGCAATCTACCCGCTGATTTAGATAAGAACGGGAATGTTCTTAAAATCTATGACTACTCATTAAAAGAGTTGCCGATTAATTTAGATGGCACTGTGACTTACAATGGCAAAAGATGGACCTTTGATAAGAAGCAAAGTTTTTAGTCTTTCCAACTATCAACAATATCTGCCCAATCTTGCATCATTTTCCGTCTAGCCTCTAAGTGCTGCGAATGGTCGTACGATGCTTTGGTCTTATTAGATTCAGCATGAGCAAGCTGTTTTTCTACCCAAGCTTCCTCATAGCCCTTTTCATATAGTAGGGTAGAAGCTGTAGCCCTAAAATCATGAGTGGTCACGCCTTTTAAGCCAATATATTCAAGCATACTGTTCAGCGTTTCTTTAGCTAACATGCCATCATTTTTCTTACTGAAAATAGCAGGGAAAACTAATTCGCTATCACCAGAGATTGTATATTGACGCTTAAGAACTTCATAAACTTGGTCAGATATAGGGAGAATATGGATTCTGGATTTTTTCATTGCCTCTTCTGGAAATCTAATAAGTCTTGTATCAAACTCGACCCATTTCCATTGCATTTTTCTAATTTCAATTGCACGAAGCATTGTATATAAGAGAATGAAGCCAGCATTCTTAACAGTCTCTGTTCCATTGTATTTAGGCAATTGAGTTCTTGCCTTTTTTCTTTCTTCTTTAGTTAAGGCTCTTGCATGTTTTACACGAGGGCGCTTGATAACATCACGTACAGCATAAGTCGGGTCATTCTCTAGTCGCAATGTAGCAATTGCATAACGGGTTACAGCACCAATAAATCTTCGATTTTGTAAAGCGGCAGATTCACCCGTCATTTTTCCATTCGTTTCTTTAGTCACACGATTAATCGTATTATTTAAAATCTTCAATACGTCAGCCGCAGTCACATCTTTAATATTTTTTTTGCCAATAACTGGGCATATATCTTTTTCTAAAGCAGTATCGAACTTCTCTTGATAAATTTCAGACTTCAACGCCATACGTTTTTCTTTAAATTCGGCTGCAATAGCATTGAATGTATTTTTCCCTTCTTCTAATGCCTTGGCCTTATTATTCTGTCTATCTTCTACTGGATGAATGCCTTTGGCTAATTTTGCTCGCATTTCATCTTTTAAGATTCGAGCATCTGCCAAAGTAATAGCCGGGTATTCGCCAAGACTCATAGAAGATTCTTTACCATTAAAAACAAACTTAAACCGCCAAACTTTAGCTCCTGAAGGACGGACTTCTATGTAAAGTCTATCTGCATCCAATATTCTGTAGACTTTTTCTTTAGGTTTCAGTGCTTTAATCTTTAGGTCGGAAAGTTTTACAGAGGCCATGAGGTAAGAGTAATTAGTTCGTTACCCGCATTATTACCCGTTTTTTTGGAGGATGTAAACAAACTATAAGGAACTAATAAGAACAGTAACTTTTATAATTCAAAAACTTAGCTTTAAAAAAGGAACTATAGAGAATTAAAATAAACATCCACACTTATTATTCTTTACTACTGTTGCTTTCGCCATAATTCAAACTTCCACAATTGTCCCTATTGTGCCGTAAACTGATGCCAAGGTGAAGTTTTTTCCCACATATCAATATTTCGTCTCATGTATAACTTTTGCTAAAATAGGCGCACAATACAATTAGAGTACTAGCGGATGTCTAAAACGCGTGTAATTTATCCTGGAACATTTGACCCTATCACGAATGGGCACGTTGATTTAGTTACTAGAGCATCAAGAATGTTTGATGAAGTTGTAGTAGCGATTGCAATTGGACATCATAAAAACCCTTTGTTCAGCTTAGAAGAAAGAGTTGCACTGGCGCAATCATCATTAGGCCATCTATCAAATGTTGAGTTTGTAGGTTTTGATGGTTTGTTGGTTAACTTTTTTAAAGAACAAAAGGCCACAGCAGTACTTCGTGGTTTAAGAGCAGTTTCTGACTTTGAATATGAATTTCAACTGGCCAATATGAACCGTCAGCTTGATCCACATTTCGAGGCGGTGTTTTTAACACCTTCTGAACAGTATTCTTTTATTTCTTCGACATTAATTCGAGAAATTGCTCGTTTAAAAGGAGATGTAACCAAGTTTGTTCCGCAAGCTGTGGTTGAAGCTTTTGAACGTAAACATCAACAAGGTTGGTAACGTGTCGTTATATATCACTGATGAATGCATAAACTGCGATGTTTGTGAACCAGTTTGCCCTAATGAAGCGATCTTTATGGGCGAAGTGATTTATGAAATCAATCCGGATTTATGTACAGAGTGCGTTGGTCACCATGACCAGCCACAGTGCCAATTATTTTGTCCAGTAGACTGTATTCCAAAAGATCCGCAGCATGAGGAAACGGAAGAACAGTTACTCGACAAATATAAAAGATTAATTGCTCAAAAAAGCACAAGCAATTAG